CAGGTCTCCTTTATTTTTATGCCATGATAAGAACCCCCATCACCTCCTTTCAAACAATACGAAAGTCGGCCTTATAAGTTCCTATAAATGCTGTCCTAACTATCTTAAAAGTAAGATAAACCACTACACTTATATGCAAAAACACCACAAAATAACGATATATTTGTGAAACTGTAAACAAGGAGGATGAAATGCAACTAATTAAATATTACAGTCTGAATAATCAATGCTATAAGAATAACGTGAGTAAGGCAGATAGTCGATATACAGCCTTTCAGCAGCGTGGACCGCAGGGATTAATGTTGCATAGTGTCGGTTGTTCTCAGCCTAGTGCCAAGGTGTTCGCTGACCAGTGGAATCGCAATAACATTGAAGTAGCCGTACATGCTGTCCTCCAGGCAGACGGTATAGTATACCAATGTCTCCCGTGGAATTATCGTGGTTGGCACTGCGCAGGAAATGCTAACAATACTCATGTCGGTGTAGAAATGACGGAGCCTCGTCAGATCAAATATACAGGTGGCAGCTCTTTCAAGGTTCTGGATAAAGCCGCAGCACAAGCACAAGCCAGAGGCACATATCAGACAGCAGTACAGTTATTTGCTCAACTCTGTGAACAATATAATCTCGACCCGACTAAGGATGGAGTGATTATCAGTCACCATGAAGGTTGTCTTCGAGGTGTAGCATCCAACCATGGAGACCCAGAGCATTTATGGAAAGGGCTTGGACTCGAATATACCATGAATGGTTTCAGACAGGATGTAAAAACAGCAATGACTGGATCCACTAAACGATATACAGTTGGTTGGCATAAGGATGATAATGGTTGGTGGTATGCGGATACTACACAATCTTATTATGCAAACCGCTGGGCTAAGATTGATAACAAATGGTACTACTTTGGCAAGGAGGGCTATATGGCTAGTAACACATGGAAGGTAGAGGAAAACGGAGATACTTATTATCTTGGCGCCAATGGAAGCATGCAAACTAATATGATCGTAGGTCTTGGGAGCGATGGAAAACTTCAGCCTATTGAGCCTTACTACCATTTAATCTCTGAACTACCTGATTACTATCGTGAGGAGATTAATAAGTTAGTAGATGCAGGTAAACTGAAAGGCAAATCCGGCGAAGGCGATAATATGGTATTGGATTTACCCCTCAGTGCAATTCGTACACTTATCATCTTAAATCGTTAAAAGCAAAACGCCGAGAGGAGAGGCAACGAAGGCATTGGTTTTAAAAATAGAATACAAGGTCGTCTCTTCTTTAGCAGTAATCCAACAATTAAACGAATAGCACTTAAACGAGCCCACAAGCTTTCTTTTCCATTCTCCTCCATATTCCAAGGGTCATTACTTTCTCTCCTTTCAGATGATTAAGTTAGCTCTGTGGGTTCCTTTAAGTGCTATTTAACGTTGAACCAATTCTACAAGAAAGGAGGCGACCACCGTGGCAAAAGTTAAATCTCCTAAAACGACCAATCCGAATAGCAGGCCGATGCGACCAGCATTAGATCCCGGCAATCGAGAACAACAGTTAATTTCTTTAGCAGTTGACCTGGTGGAGCAAAGACTAAGAGACGGTACAGCCTCCGCTCAGGAGACCACCCATTTTCTCAAGCTAGCATCTCGAAAGTCTGCTCTCGAAGCAGAAAAAGCCGCAGCAGAACTCGAACTCATGAAAGCCAAGACTAAGGCCCTTAACGATCAGGCCGACCTGAAGGTTCTGTATAAAGATGCTATTGAGGCTATGAAGCGCTACAGCGGCAACGGGGGAGCTCACGTTGAGGGAGACGAGTACGATGAATACTAGGACATACTCTGAGCTGATACAGCTTCCGACGTTTGAAGAGCGTTTTCAATACTTACAACTGAATGGCACAGTCGGTAAAGAAACCTTCGGCTTCGATCGTTATCTCAATCAGAATTTCTATAGATCAGCAGCGTGGAAAAGAATTAGGGATAAAGTAATAATCAGAGACAATGGTTGCGACTTAGGTATAGAGGATCGAATAATTGGTAACCGAATCCTCATTCATCATATGAATCCGATAAATGATAAAGACATCGTTGACCAAACTAGCATCCTTTTAAACCCTGAATACCTTATCTGTGTATCTCACAACACTCATAATGCAATTCATTACGGCGATGAGAATCTGTTGATGAAAGCGCCTATTATTCGAACTAAAAATGACACTTGTCCGTGGAAACACTAATCAAAATGAAAGAAAAGGTGATACCATATGCCTCATGCACATCCTGTAGTTGATAGCGATTCTCGGTTTGTCATTGATTCAACTACAAGAGAAATTACTACTAGCTCTAGTAAAACGGAGCTTATTCAGGGCGACCATCAATCTGAACGGATTACTTTCGAGATTCCTAAAATCGTAGAGGGACATGACATGAGTCTGTGCGATCGCATTGAGATTCACTATATTAATACTGATAAAAAAACGAAAGCGACTAGCAAGGATGTTTATATAGCAGACGATGTCACAGTCGATGGTGATAAGCTTACCTTTACCTGGCTTATTTCCAGCAATGCTACGAAGTATCAAGGAGCATTAAATTTCACAATTATCTTCATGTGCCTTGATGATGAAGGTAATTATACATATAAATGGAGCACTGAAATTTGCAAGCTTCTTACAGTTGGCGTAAGTATCTATAACTCTGGACATGTTGTTAATAATTACTCTGATGTTCTTGAAACCTTTCGACGTGAAGTCATAGATGAGGCTAAGAAATACGTTGACGATAAGACGATTGCTCCAACATCTGATGATTCTCTCGAACTTCTTGCCGAAACAGGCATCATCACTCCCGTCCATCAAGACGGAGTAATTTATACCGCTCCAACCGGCGAAATCTATGTAATTTAGGAGGCATATATGAGCGAATATACTTTTAAGAATCTAAGTGAAATTGATAATGTCGCTGAACCCGCTGATGGTATTACTGTAATGGGATTTGAAAACGGTATGCCGATTCAAATGCCAATGAGCGCCATTAAGGGAAGCGGCGGAGTTTTTATTATTAATCCTGATGATTCGGAATACAGCACTACAAACGGTACTTATGGGAATAAAGTTAAAGAAGTGCTTTTGAGTGGAAAACAGGTCTGGCTTTATAATAGTGATGGTGGTTTTTATACACCAATTATTGCGTTTTGGACTGGTTCGCATACTGCCGATGCTAACTATCTAGCAATGGTTCCGGCTTGTATTCATACCACTCAAGGTAACAAAGTCAATACTAACGGCCTACTGATCGAATTTGTAATCAGACTCTAAGGTGACTCTCATGAATATTGATATACATATCTACGGAGTCCATGAGCGAGACGACATGATTGCTGCTACGAAAATGAAACTTAACCTTTCCGATGATTACATCCACTACGACGATCGTCCTGGTGGTGGCCTCATGATGTATACAGCGAAAAAGGCATGGCTGGCACCTGTTTCCGAAGGAATCACCCATCGCGTTGCATTGGCGGATGATGTTGAGGCTTGCGATGACTTCTTAAATATCTGTACTCAAATTGCCGAAACCCATCCAAAAAGCATTATCTCATTCTTCCCGTATGAATTTATGAAAAAGAATCCTGAGATCGAAGGCTGGGATACACCTTATTGGAAAGCTCATATTCTGAGCGGATGCGCAATTATGATGCCAGTTGAGTATATCGAGCCTTGCTTCAAATACGTGAAGGAGCGATTCGACGATAACTGCGCCGATGATGAAGGTATTCAGGCGTGGGCAGATGCAAATGGGATAGAGATTTTAACTACTATCCCTGCGCTTATCCAGCATATTGGAGACGATAGCATCGCGAACAAAGGGTGCTTTATTCGTAGAACAGAATATTACGAGGAAAATCCAGTTGCTGACTTTACCAGCTCTAAAGTGATGGAGTATAAGCTAAAAGAGTGGTTCTTCTCTAACAACGGGAGACTACCTGACACTAAGGGGGTGACTAAAGTTGTCTCTTAACTTAGATTATTTGAAGACTGCGTTGAATGGGATAAAATCTCAAATAGATAAGCAAAATAACCAAATTTCCGAATCTATCAAAAAAAATGATAAAAAGATTACTAATGTCAATAACCATCGGATACGGGACAGGCAGTATCTAGACGAAAATATTAACAACTTACGCGGCGCAGTGTCTAATCTAACCAATATATGTAACACACCGATACCAGAATTAAAGGCTAAAGAAAATACGTCGGGGACAATAACTGTTTATCTTCCGAGTGGATATACCTTGTATAATGGTTTTTGTTTTATCTTGCGTATAGATGGGACGGGTAATGGTGCGTTTTCGATTTCTAAAATAAAAATCGGAAATAGTATTGCTTTTTCAATACGCACACTACCGAATTATTCAACTATTGGTGGATATGCGGGTGCTAATAATTATGTGGCTTTTAATTATGGGTTCCCCTACCTTATTACATATTATAATAGTATCTGTTATGTTCATGCAATAGGAGCTGTTGACGTATCTAAACTAATAAATACTTTCAGGTATGGTAACTATTATTTACAAACTGGAAGTTCGAGCGGTTCAAGTTTACGTTTTAAGTCACCGTCAACTGTTTTCAAAGATATTATGCCCGAAGTCACAGAAGAAGACGACGGAAAAGTGCTAATGGTTAGTGATGGACAATGGATAACGAAAAGTGCATCAGATTTAGACGCTATATATTTGACTAGTTCAACCTCTGGCTCAACCAAGAAATTTAAAATAACTGTCGACGACTCCGGCACCATCTCCACAACCGAAGTTAAAATCTGAGAAAGAGGTGATGACATGGATGAGAGCATACTCACATCTATAAAGAAACTTCTTGGTATATCTGAAGATTACACACAGTTTGATGATGATGTCATCATGCATATTAATACTGTATTTCTGAATCTCACTCAACTTGGGGTTGGACCTGAGAATGGTTATTACATCGAAAGTGACGAAGATGTTTGGTCTGATTTCATAGATGCTGAAGGTAATCCTCCTCTCCAGGCAGTTAAGACCTACATGTATCTGAAAGTCAAACTCTTATTCGACCCACCTCTTAGCTCCTCTGTAATTGAGGCTATGAATCGCCAGATTGCCGAATTGGAATGGCGACTCAATGTAGCTGTTGACTAAAGGAGGTTGAGTAATGTCTACTACTATACCTTTAAAAGTAAAGAGAGAATGCTGCCAACTGAAAAGAGAAGGCAAGACCTCAAAAGAGATTTATAACGACTACTTTCTTAAAGAAACCGATTCTTCATGCAGCTGGGAATCATTCAGGAGGCTCCTCAATAAGTGGTCTAAGCGATCATTCCCTGATGATACTACTCTTGAATGTGGGACCTATGAGGGATTCATCGCACATAATGCAACTGTTCAAGTTTCCAACACCGGCGAGATCGTTCAGGCATGGATTAAGCAGAAAGCTGAAGACTTAGACATTGAGGAGCTTGTCAAAACTCTCAAAGAAAGCATTGAACCTTATGAATATGAACCCAAAATTGATGATGCAGCGGATCGTATGTTAGAGATCCCACTGTTTGACATGCATTGGGGTATTTCATTCATGGAAGACTATGAGCCTGTGCTGAATGAAGTATTGAATCTTATCCATAGTCGCCATTGGGATGAAATTATCATTCCTTTTGGGCAGGACTACTTCCATAACGATAGCATAGTCAACGCGACCACGACCAAAGGAACTGCAATTGACAAGGTCGACATGATTCGAGCAGTTAAGGAAGGTCGACAGTTCATTATTACAATCATCGATGCTGCACTCAATAATTCCAATGAAACCAGAGTTTACTATAGTCCTGGCAATCATGATCGTAGTGTGACATGGATGTTCATGCAAGTCTTGCTTGAACGTTATGGTCCTGAGGTTGTCGACGACAGTATGGGATATCGTAAAGTTTTCACCTATGGTAAGAATTCTGTTATGGTCACCCATGGCGATTCTAAGCAGGCAACCGCTAAGAATCTGTCTAACATCTTCGCAGTCTCCTTCCCTGAAGAATTCGCCCAGGCTGATGTTCGAGAAGTGCATGCTGGGCATCTCCATCATGAGAAAGAAGGAGACATCTTTGGAGTAATGATTCGACGGTTATCTTCTGGGGTTGCAGTAGACGATTGGTCAAACCGTCAAGACTATATTGGAACTCACCGCAGATTCATGATCTTCGAATGGGATCATGATCACTTGCGGTCGATTCACTATGTTTAGAATAAAGGAGGCGAAAATTCAAAATGGATAGTGAGTACATAATTACACAATCCGGTTCCTTTATTAGTACCGATGAACTTTACCACCATGGCATTAGAGGCATGAAGTGGGGAGTCAGACGTTATCAGAATGCTGATGGAAGTCTTACCGATAAGGGTAGAAAACGTTATCTTAATGATGACGGTAGCCTCAATAAGAAGGGCGAAAAATATTATGCTAAAGAAACCGAACGTTTAAAAGCAGAACGAAAAACATTAAGAGCTCAGAAGAGTGCGACTCGAAAATTGTCTAAACTTGAAGAAATGCGTAAGAAAAACGCAGAGCTTGACGAGGAAGTTAATGGTAAGAAAACAAAAGAGGAAGATAAGACCTCTTCTGGAGAATCAGCCTCTACATCTAAGAGTGAAAAGAGCTCTGATATGAGTTCTATGAGTACAGCGGATCTTAAAGCATACTCTAGTCGTATGCAGGTTGAAGATAATTTCAAACAGTTGCTTGAAAAGCGCGGTTATACCGTTTCTTTGGATGAGAAAACAGATATTGATCGGCGCATTGATCAATTGAGTAAGGAAAAGACGCTTCGTCAGCTCGAAAAAGAAGTCGACAAAATGAACAGAGGAAAGACTGACACGGAGCGGAAGATTGAGGAATTAACTCAGAAGAGAGATATTACAAAACTCGAGAAAGAGATTAGAGATAATACCCCCAAGAAGGAAAGTAAACTCTCGAAATTCCTGAACTCTCAGGCTGGTTCAGCTCTCACAACCCAGCTTATTAAATCTGGAGAAAATGTTCTTATTACGCGTCTCAAAGAAAAAGCTGGTAATGACTCCGACAATACTTCCAAAGCGGTTAAAGAGACTGTTGATAAAGTTACCAAAACACTTGGTAAGGAAGCCGAGAAGGTTTCTAAATCCATGGACAAACAAGCTGAGAAGCAGGCCAAACGGGAAGCCAAAGATGCTGAGAAGCAGGCTAGAAAGGAATCTAAGGCTGCTGAAAAACAATCCCGAAATAAGTCTGAATCCACCAAAGTTTACGAAGGTACTGTTGAAGGTGAGGGCACTAGCAGATCTTCTATTAAGAATGGCGGTAGAAAAGGCCCTACTTACGATGTGAAGGATTATACAGAAACCTACTCTAGTACACCCGTGACTGATCTGAGTACAACATCCAGATCGAGAGGTTACGATTATATCGAGCGTATCAAGACTGACTACGGTTATCGTTACATTTACGAATTGCCGTCTGGCTCGTAAGGAGTAGAGGATGATGATTAATGCTGTCTAATACTGCTACTCCAAAATACTATGGCGAATTTAGAGATAAAGTTCTTCGAGGAGAGATACCAGTTTGCAAAGAAGTTTCCATGGAGATGAACCGAATTGATGAACTAATCGCTAATCCAGGTATCTGGTATGACGACGAAGCTATCGATGGATTCATTGCATATTGTGAAAACGAGCTTACTCTTACGAACGGCGAAGATCTCTATCTGCTTGACTCGTTTAAGCTCTGGTCTGAGCAGCTCTTTGGCTGGTACTACTTCGTAGAAAGAAGTGTATATATTCCTTCTAAGGATAATCACGGTGGCCGCTATATTACTAGACGAATTAAGAAACGTTTAATTAATAAACAGTATCTGATAGTAGCCAGAGGTGGAGCCAAATCAATGTATGCTTCACTAATTCAAAGTTACTTCTTGAATGTTGACACAAGCACCACATATCAAGTCTGCACTGCTCCCACAATGAAGCAGGCCGACGAGGTAATGAGTCCTATCCGCACCTCGATTGCTAGAGCAAGAGGACCTCTGTTTAAATTCCTCACTGAAGGATCTCTCCAAAATACTACTGGCGCTAAAGAAAACCGCGTTAAGCTAGCCTCCACTAAGAAGGGTATTCAGAATTTCCTTACTAATTCCATGGTCGAAGTTCGCCCTATGCGAATTGATGCGCTTCAGGGTCTCCGAGTCAAGATTGCCACGGTAGATGAATGGCTTTCTGGCGATGTTCGAGAGAATCCTATTGAGTGTCTTGAGCAGGGTGCTACTAAAGAGCAAGGCACTGCCGAGAACAATGACTGGTTGATTGTTGCTATTAGTTCCGAGGGTACTGTCCGTAACGGAAGTGGTGACACAATCAAAATGGAATTGATGAACATCCTCAAAGGTGATTATCCGAATCCTCACGTGTCCATTTGGTGGTACAAACTTGATTCCATTGATGAGGTTAACCGTCCTGACATGTGGATCAAAGCCCAGCCCAATATCGGCAAGACCGTTACATACGAGACTTATCAGCTGGCTGTCGAGAAAGCAGAGAAGGTTCCGTCTGAGCGTAATGATATTCTCGCAAAGCGGTTTGGTATTCCTATGGAAGGTTATACTTACTTCTTTACTTATGAGGAAACCCTTACCCAGCCTCGTAAAAGAGACTTCTGGCGAATGTCTTGCTCTATGGGAGCTGACTTGTCTCAGGGTGATGACTTCTGCTCTTTCACGTTCTTGTTCCCATTGTCGCGTGGAGAGTTTGGTATTAAAACTCGTAACTATATTACCGAGTACACCATGACTAAACTTCCTATGGCTATGAGACAGAAGTATGAGCAGTTCATCGCAGAGGGTAGTCTGATTGTCATGCCTGGTACTGTTCTTGACATGATGGAAGTTTATGAGGATTTGGATCATCATATTACAAGCTGCGAGTATGATGTTCGATCTTTTGGATATGATCCATATAATGCTAGAGAATTTGTCCAGCGATGGGAACAGGAAAACGGACCGTTCGGTATCGAGAAAGTTATTCAGGGCTCTAAGACTGAATCTGTCCCTCTTGGCGAGTTGAAGAAGCTTGCTGAGCAGAGAGCTTTGTTGTTTGATGAAGAACTGATGTCTTTCGCAATGGGTAATGCTATCACCATTGAAGATACCAATGGCAACCGCAAACTACTTAAGAAACGCTACGAGGCTAAAATTGACCCTGTGGCATCTATGCTTGATGCCTTCGTAGCATGGAAACTCAATAAAGAAGCGTTTGAATAAAGGAGGTGTCATAGTGTCTCATGAATACATCCTGATAACTGGTGGAGAACTTTACCATCATGGTATCAGAGGAATGAAATGGGGAGTTAGACGTTATCAGAATCCAGACGGCTCCCTCACTCTAGCTGGTCAGAAGCGTCTCATGAAAGCTGACCAGAAGTGGGCCAAGAAGAAGAGCGATAAAATCACTGCTCAGGCCAAGAAAGCCTCGCAGCGAGAGCTTGATAACTACGGCAATGAGCTTCTAAAACTTCCGGGTGCCTTTAAGACTAATGGTAAGCTTAGTGCCCAGACAATTAATGCTTATAACCGAAAGATGGCTGAAGTGATGAGTCAGAAGACTTCCGAACTTCGAGCGCCTTCTGGTAGAGCTGTATCCTTTGTTGCAAAACGAGGAGAAATAGGAGTCTTCATGGCACTCTCCAATACTGGTTATAATCCGAACCAGTATAAGCAAGGCATCTATGACGATGGCCGAATTGCATATAGGAAGACCCATGCAAATAAGATGGACATTTAGGAGGAAACTTCAAAATGGAGAAAAACACATTAATGAACCGGCTGAAAGCCAGCTGGAACGCTTTCCGGAATCGTGATCCTACGATGTTCTACAATGAACCTGGTATGAGTTATTCCTATCGGCCGGATAGACCTCGATTCTCTAGAGGCAACGAGCGAACTATTGCAACCTCAGTCTTTAATAAGATAGCAATGGATGTCGCTGCAGTTGATATCAGACATTGTAAAGTAGATGAAAATGGTCGCTACATAGAAGACGTTAATTCAGACCTTAATCAGTGTTTAACACTTGAGGCGAACATCGACCAAACCCATCGAGCTTTTAGACAGGAAACTGTTATGTCTATGTTTGATGAGGGTGTAGTAGCGATTGTCCCTATCGAGACTAAAGGTGACCCCACATTCTCAACCTCTTTTGATATTCGATCCATGCGAACTGGTAAAATCATTGAATGGTTTCCTCGTAGCGTGAAGATCGAAGTCTACAATGATCAAACCGGACGTAAAGAGCAGATTATCATGCCTAAACAGTCTGTGGCGATTGTCGAAAACCCCTTATATTCGGTCATTAATGAATCGAATTCCACATTGAAACGCCTCGTAAGAAAGCTTGCCCTCTTGGATGCTATTGATGAACAGTCTGCTTCCGGTAAGCTTGACCTTATCATTCAGCTTCCATATGCCGTTAAAGGAGAAATTAAACAGCAACAGGCTAATAAGCGAAGAGACGACATTATTGACCAGCTTAGGGGCCCATATGGCATTGCCTACATAGATGGGACGGAGAAGATCACTCAGCTTAATCGCCCGATTGAGAATAATCTAACATCACAGATCGAATACCTCACCAATACCTTCTACAGCCAGATCGGTATTACCTCAGCTATTATGGATGGAACTGCCGATGAGAAAACGATGCTCAACTATAATAACCGCACAGTTGAACCGATTGTGGCGGCTATTGTTGATGCTATGAAACGTAGCTTCCTGAGCAAAACAGCTCGAACCCAAGGCCAAACCATTATGGCATTCCGAGACCCGTTCAAGCTTGTTCCTATTAACAACATTGCCGAGATCGCTGATAAGTTTACTCGTAATGAGATTCTTACCTCTAACGAGATTCGTCAGATCATTGGCTTTAAGCCGTCTAAGGATCCTAAGGCTGATCAGCTTGTTAATAGTAACATTGCTCAGGCAAGTGAAGACGCTACCCCAGCAGTGGATTCCAAGACAGGCGAACCTATAAATGGTGAAACATCCATTAGTGAACCCATACGTATATAAAACATATTTAAAAAGGGGGGGGGTAAAATGCCCGATAATTATATACTCACTTCCCAAGGAAATTTTGTAAATACTAACGAACTTTACCATTATGGAGTTCTCGGTATGAAATGGGGAGTAAAGCGAGGTAATAGTGCAAAAGCATATGCGAGCGCTAGTAAAAAGCTCACCAAACTTAATAATAAAACTAACAAAGCTCTGAACAAGGCGTATGCAAAACAAGCCAAAGCTGATAAAAAAGCATCTAGCTTTTTTGCTAGCCAACGATCTGCTAGAAAAGCTGATTTCAAAGCAAGTAAGGCTATGCGTAAGAGCGTAGTTAAGGCGCGAAAAGCGCAAAAGTGGCTCAAACAAATGGATTCGACATTCAAAAATACTACTGAGTCGTTATCCCAGGAGCAAATTAATATGGGTAAAAGATATACTGACATCTTAGAGAAACGAATTTTTCGATAATAAACCCAAATCTTTAAGATAAGGAGGAAACGTCAAAATGGTAGTTAATGACTATGATTTTGGTGGCTGGGCTACCAGAGCCAATATGCTGTGCTCTGATGGACGAACTATCATGGAAAATGCTTTTGCTGACCAGGATGGACAGACTGTGCCCCTGGTATGGAATCATCAGCATAATTCTGTAGATAACGTCCTTGGCCATGCGCTTCTTGAAAATCGGTCTGAAGGTGTATATGCCTATTGTAAGTTTAATGAAACCGAGACCGGTAAGATGGGCCGAGAAGCAGTCAAGAATGGCGACATTAACCAGCTGTCCATTTACGCCAATAAGCTTAAACAGCAGGGCGGAAATGTTATTCACGGCGCAATCCGTGAAGTTAGCCTGGTATTAGCCGGAGCTAACCCTGGAGCGTCTATCGATTCTATCATGTGCCATAGCGAAAATCCTGATGAGGAAGGCATTATCTACACCGGCGAAGATATAGAACTAGCCCATAGTGAAGATAAGAATCCCGAAGAGGAAACCACGCTGGCTCATGCTAGTAAAGATAAGAAGACCGATGAACCCAATGAAGGTGCGAATAAGGAGGAAAATAAGATGGCAGATACCGAGAATAAGACTAAGACCGAAGCGACCGCTAAGGAAGAGCCTAAGAAGGAAAAGACTGTGCAGGATGTATTCGACACCCTCACTGAGGAGCAGAAGACTGTTGTTTATGCTCTGATCGGTCAGGCTCTTGAAGACGCTGGTGTGTCCGATGATGAGGATGACACCGAGGATAAGAAAGAAACTAACAATGTTAAGCATTCTGAAGGAGGAAATGATATTATGTACACTAATGTTTTCGATCGTGAGTCTACTCAGCAGGCTAATGTTCTGACTCATGCTGATCAGGAGGAAATCATCAACATGGCTAAGCGCCCCGGTATGACTCTTAAGTCTGCTCTGGAAGCTTACGCTGAGGAGCATAAGGACACTCTTGCTCATGGCTTTGAGACCACTGGTGACTATGCCATTGGTAAGCTGTTCCCTGACTATGAGGATGTTACCCCTGGTGCGCCTGCGCTTATTGAGCGGGATCATGAGTGGGTCGGCACTGTGATGAATAAGGTTCGCAAGAGCCCCGTTTCTCGTGTTCGTACTCGTCAGGTCGATGCTCGTGCAAACGATATTCGTGCTAAGGGTTATAAGAACCGTGAGACCGAGAAGGCTATCTCCGGTAAGGTTAAGGTTCTGATGCGTACTACCGATCCTCAGACCGTTTACTACAAGGATTCCCTGCATCGTGATGACATTGTTGATATCACTGATTTCGACGTGGTGGCATATCAGCGCACTATCATGAAGAACAACCTGGAGGAAGAGGTCGCTCTTGCCGCTCTGGTTGGTGATGGTCGTGATACCACTGCAGCAGATAAGATTTCTGAGGATCACATTCGTCCCGTATGGACTGATGATGATCTGTATACCATCAAGAAGACTGTCGATGTGGCTGGCATGAAGACTAAGCTGCAGGGTACCAATACCTCTGCCAACTTTGGTGACGAGTTTGTCTATGCTGAGGCTATTATCGCAGCTGCTATGGATGCTCGTATCAACTATAAGGGTAAGGGTACTCCCGACTTCTATTGCGATCCTAGAATGCTGAATACTATGCTGCTGGCTCGTGATATGAATGGCCGTCGTATCTATGACTCCGCTACTGATCTGGCCAAAGTTCTGAACGTTGGCAACATTTACACCGTTGAGCAGTTCGCTGATCTGGATCCTCGTGAGGATGCTCAGAGCAAGAAGCATAAGCTGCTGGGCCTGATTGTCAACATGGCTGATTATCAGTTCGGCGCTACCAAGGGTGGCGAGATCACCAGCTTCGAGGACTTCGATATCGACTTCAACACTTACAAGTATCTGATGGAGACTCGTCTGTCTGGTGCTCTGACCGAGGTGTACTCGGCTATCGCTCTGGAAGAGGATGTTACTACTGCCAGCGCTTCTGAAGGTCAGGGCTAATCTGCAAAATTCAAAATGGGAGTGGAAATGAATGAATAAGTGGTATGGAAAGGTCGGGTATATTGAGACTGCTGAAATAGAACCCGGCATCTGGGATGAGCAGGAGACAGTCCGTGAGTATTACGGTGAATGGGCTAAGAAATCTAGCAAATTCGTAGTTTCCGGCGATGTGAATGATGATCGGGATGTGTCTGCTGAACTTAGTATCATGGCCGATTCATACGCTGATCTTCATTTCTACTCCATTAGATATGTTGAGTTTGGAGGCGTCAAATGGAAAGTCAACACTGTTGAGCCTAGACGCCCTAGACTTATCTTATCTCTCGGAGGTGTATATAATGGCTGATCGTCTAGAGCTTCAGAGTTTGCTAGAAAAACTTCTAGGTAGTAACAATGTCTACTATCGACCTCCGGAATCTATAAAGATGCAGTATCCAGCAATCAAGTACTCTAAACAGACAATTAGAAGCACTCATGCTAATGATAGAAAGTACTCTATGAAAGATTGCTACCAACTCATAGTGATTGCTAAATTGCCTGATAATCCAGTTATTAAGAAACTGCTTGAGCTGCCGTATTGCAGCTATGATCGGTATTATGTTGCCGATAATCTAAATCACGATGTATTAACAATCTATTATTAAAGGAGGACAATATTATGTCTAGACTCACTTGGGATAATAATGGTGAACGTCTGTATGAGACTGGTGTAAAGCAGGGTGTGCTTTATCCTATCCAGGCTGATGGCAAGTACAGTAAGGGTGTGGCTTGGAATGGCCTAACTGCCGTTACCGAAAGCCCCTCTGGTGCAGAAGCGACTGCTCTGTATGCAGATGACATTAAGTATCTTAACCTGATCTCTAATGAGGAGTTCGGCGCAACCATCGAAGCTTATACTTACCCTGACGAGTTTGCAGAATGCGATGGCTCTGCTTCTCTGGTAGATGGTGTAACGCTTGGCCAGCAGAAGCGTAAGACCTTTGGTCTGTGCTATCGTACCTCTCTTGGTAACGACGTAGATGGCAACGACTATGGTTATAAGCTTCATCTGGTTTATGGCTGTTTGGCAGCTCCTTCTGAGAAGGCCTATGCAACCATCAATGACTCTCCTGAGGCTATTACTTTCTCTTGGGAGGTTAGCACTACTCCTGTTAATGTCGCAGGTTTCAAGCCTACTTCTCAGATCACTATCGATTCCACCAAGGCTGATAAGACTAAGCTGACTGCTCTGGAGGATATTCTTTATGGTAAGGATGGAGAGACTACTGAGGGCGCTGGCCCTCGTCTGCCTCTGCCTGACGAGATTAAAACCCTGATGGCTAAGGGTTAATAACCGATCCAAATATTTAGAGCTGTATTCAGTTAGGCTGGCAGCTCCTTTTGTTATTATCCAAAATTACAACACTACAACTTATATTTTGAAAAGGAGAAATTTTTTATGATTAAGAAGACTATTACTTACACTGATTACAATGGCGTAGAGCGCACCGAGAATTTCTACTTCAACCTGTCCAAGGCTGAGGTTATGGAAATGGAGATGACCGCAGAGGGTGGTATGGCTGAGTCCATTCAGAAGATTGTTGACGCCAAGGACGCTCCTTCTATCATTCGTGTCTTTAAGGATCTTGTTCTTAATGCATATGGTGTTAAGAGTGACGATGGCCGTCGATTCATGAAGACTAAGCCTGACGGTTCTCGTTATGCTGACGACTTCAAGGAGACTGAAGCTTATTCTCAGATCTTCATGGAGCTTGCTACTGATGCTGATGCTGCTGCTAAGTTTGTTAACGGCATTGTTCCTGCTGATCTGGCCCAGAAGGCTGCGCTGCCCAACGCCTGACTATACAGATAATGGAGAGATGAGAAGTGCTTACAATTGAAATACCTATAAGCCCTGAGGGATGGGACGAGGCTAAACAAGAGTTTGTCGAATCTAGAACACAAACTCTGCAGCTGGAGCATTCTCTCATCTCTCTTTCAAAATGGGAGTCGAAATGGCATAAACCATTCCTCTCGACAAAAGAGATGACCGATGAAGAAACTCTCGATTACATAAAGTGTATGACACTTACTAAGAATGTCAAACCCGATGTGTATAATCACATAACTCGTGAAAACATGAATGAGGTTGTGAACTATATTGGTGACCCTATGACAGCAACAACTTTTTACAAAGATAATAAAGGCGCCAATAATCGAGAAACCGTCACCTCTGAACTCATCTACTACTGGATGATAGCCTCAAATATCCCCTTTGACCCATGCCAGAAATGGCACCTCAACCGTCTCATAACTCTTATTAGAGTTTGTGGAATTAAGAATACTCCTCCTAAGAAACGAAGCAGGCGAGAAATTATGAGTAGGAACGCTGCTTTGAATGCATCCCGCAGACAACAAATGAATTCGAAAGGATGAATGTTAGTATGACTGATAATAAAACGACTGATGAGATCTTGGCCGAAGAGCTTTCCGAAGAGGCTCTCGCAGAACTATCTAACAATAAAGGAGATGAAGACTAATGGGATTCACGAATAGTTCGCTTGTTAATTATACAAGAATTTCTCCCAACCGGACTAGAAACCGAAACCATGCAATTGATACAATCACCATTCATTGCGTAGTTGGTCAGTGCTCTGTAGAAACCCTGGGTAGTGTTTTTGCTCCCACGAGTAGACAGGCATCTTCCAACTATGGTGTTGGTACTGATGGCCGGATTGGTATGTATGTAGAAGAGAAGGATCGATCCTGGTGTAGCTCCTCTGCTTCCAATGATCATAGAGCTGTCACTATCGAGGTTGCTTCTGACACGTATGCTCCGTATGCCGTTAATAGCAAGGCATACGCTTCGCTGATCAATCTTGTGGCGGATATCTGCAAGAGAAATGGCATTAAAGAGCTCAAGTGGAAAGCAGACAAGTCCCTTATTGGTCAGGTCAACAAACAGAACATGACTGTCCATAGATGGTTTGCTTCAACAAGTTGCCCTGGCGATTACCTCTATAGCAGAATGGGTGATATTGCTTCCAAGGTTAATGCGAAGCTGAATAGCGGCACAATCACTAATTCAACCAGACCTGTCACCCCTCGGCCTAGCGGTTCTACGTCCACCGGGTCCATCAAAGTTGGCGACGTGGTTAATATTGCAGCAGGTGCTACTTATTATAATGGCACTGCTATCCCCTCGTGGGTAGCTAAAAAGCAGTGGATCATTAAAGAGGTTAAGGGTGATAGAGCGGTAATCGACAAGAGTGTCGATGGTGCAAACTCGATTAACAGTCCCATTAGCACTAAGTATCTGAGTGTCGCAAAGGCTGCAGCTGCATCTTCCGCCACAAAATCATTCCAGGTTCGTGTCGATAGCACTTGCCTGAACATTCGAAAGGGCCCCGGTACAAACTATGCAAGAACCGGTGATTTCACTGGCAAGGGTGTGTTCACTATTGTCGATGTTAAGCAGGGCGAAGGCGCTAAATACGGCTGGGGCAAGCTGAAATCTGGCGCTGGCTGGATCAGCCTCGATTATACAAAGTATGTATAAGGAGTAAAAATTCAAAATGATTAGTTTCAGACAAAAGGGTGACTTCTCTAAACTCAATCGTTACTTCGAAAGAGTTAAGGAAGCTGCCCGTGTAAGTGTCCTTGACAAATACGGTCAAGCAGGAGTAGCTGCCCTTTCGTCTGCAACACCTGTCGATTCAGGTGAAACAGCTAATTCGTGGTTTTATGAGATAGAACACACGAGTACGTCAGCTACTATTACTTTTTGTAACTCGCATATCAACAAAGGAGTTCCGATTGCTATTATTTTACAGTATGGGCACGGAACAGGAACTGGAGGTTGGGTCGAGGGGAGAGATTATATCAACCCCGCGATCCAGCCTGTTTTCGATAAGATCACAAGCGAAGCATGGGAGGAGGTCACTAAGATATGAGTAAAACTGTTGATGAAAGAGTCGTAGAGATGCGATTCGACAATAAGAATTTCGAATCTAATGTCGCGACTTCCATGTCTACGCTCGAAAAATTTAAGCAGAAATTAAAGTTCGATGGCGCCACTAAAGGCTTGGAAGATATTAATTCTGCATCTAAGAGAGTTAATATGTCCGGTCTCGGGAGTTCTGTTGATGCTGTTAGCGCAAAATTCTCAGCACTCCAAGTAATGGGTGTCACCGCACTTGCAAATATTACGAATCAGGCGGTCAATGCAGGTAAAAAGATTGTGTCCGCACTGACGTTAGATCCAGTTAAAGATGGTTTCGCAGAGTATGAGACTCAGATGAACGCTGTTCAGACTATTTTGGCTAATACCCAAAAAGAGGGCACCAATGTCGCAATAGTTAATAAAGCTCTTGATGAGTTGAATACATATGCCGATAAGACTATTTATAACTTCACTGAAATGACCCGTAACATCGGTACATTTACAGCTGCTGGTGTAAAACTAGATACCTCAGTTAATGCTATTAAAGGTATTGCTAACTTAGCAGCTGTATCTGGCTCCACATCTCAGCAAGCATCCACAGCCATGTATCAGCTATCTCAGGCTTTGGCAGCCGGTAAAGTTCAGCTTATGGACTGGAACTCGGTTGTTAATGCTGGTATGGGCGGTCAGGTATTCCAGGATGCGCTTATTAGAACGTCTGAGCATCTAAAGACTGGCGCTAAAGAAGCTATTAAAACTTATGGAACATTCAGAGAAAGTTTAACAAAGGGCGAATGGCTTACTACCGAAGTGTTGACAGAGACCCTCAATCAGATATCCGGAGCGTATTCAAAAGCAGATCTTATTGCTCAGGGATATTCTGAGGCACAAGCCGAGGAAATCGTCAAGTTAGCTGACACTGCAACCGATGCCGCTACTAAGGTCAAAACATTTACTCAGCTAATTGATACCCTGAAGGAAGCAATGGGCTCTGGTTGGACCAAAACCTGGCAGTTGATCATTGGTGACTTTGAAGAAGCTAAAGAAATGTGGACTAGTGTCAGTGATGTTCTTGGCGGATTCATTCAGAAATTCTCTGATGCTAGAAATACATTAATCGAAAGTGCCTTAGGCAAGGGTTTTAGTGCATTGTCTGAAAAGATGCGCGATATTCTTGAGCCTGCTAAAAAAGCGGCAGAAACAGTACAGACTGTCAAAGAGTCAATAAGTGATCTTGGATCTATTGTCGATGATGTGATACTTGGCAAATTTGGAAATGGTAAAGAGCGATTTGACGCGCTAACCGAGTCTGGATATAACTGGTGTAAAGTACAAAATCAGGTAAACGAAAAATTGGGTAATACTTTCCGTTATACCGAAGATCAGATTGCCGCACAAGATAAATTACTGGGGTCTCAAGAAAAGACAACCGAGGCCACTAGTGAAGCGTCCGAAGAGACTGGTAAACTTACTGACATTGAGAAAAGGCGACTGGTGATGCTTGCTAGTCTGTCAGATGAACAGTTACGTTCTAAGGGATATACTGAAGAACAAATCGCAGCTTTTAATGAACTACGAGATACAGCCGATAAGCTCGGTATACCTCTTAAAGATTTTATAATGAATCTAGATGAAATCAATGGTCGTTGGATACTGTTAAATTCATTTAAGAATATAGGAAAAGCATTGCTCAAGGTTTTTCAAGCGCTTGGTGGGGCATGGAGAGAAATATTTCCCGCTATGAGTGCTGATAATCTGTTCGACATTATAGCTGGATTTCATAAATTTACGTCAACTCTTATTCTTAATGATGAACAAGCCGAAAATCTTAAGAAAACCTTTGCTGGCTTGTTTGCAGTTTTGGACATTATTAAAACTCTGGTTGGCGGTGGTTTAAGCATTGCCTTTAAAGTTTTGTCCGCTGTTTTAGATGCATTTGATCTTAATATTCTTGACGTTACTGCAAGCATTGGCGATGGCCTGGTTGCATTCCATGACTGGTTACTTGAGGGTAATGTGCTTTCAAAAGCGATCAATGGGCTCATAAGCAAGCTCCCAGGATTTGTTGCACAAATAAAAGAATGGTTTAATGCCTTTAAGGAAACACCTGCTGTCCAGAAACTTGTTACTGCTATTGAGGCCATTCATTCGGCATTCACTAAGTTAACAAATGGTGATATCAGTCTTGGTGAGTTCGCCGCATCTCTTGGTGAGAACTTGGCAAACGCTCTGCAATCTCTCCCAGGAATTGCGATCCAGATTGGCAAAGATTTTATTGCAGGATTTCAAAATGGAATTAGTGATAGCGTTACCGGAGTCATTGATAATATTGTAAACTTTTGTCTTAACTTTGTAAATGGGTTTAAAGAAGCACTAGGAGTTCATTCTCCTTCTTGGAAGGCATATGAGACCGCTACTGACTTCTTCCAAGGATTTATTAACGGTGCTTCGGCTATGATTGGAAAAGTCATATCGGTTCTTAAGGGTATCGGTAGTAAAATCGTAGAAGTCTTTAAGAGTCTCTGGGACTATATCACTGATGAAAACGGAAATATTGAATGGGGTAAATTATTTGCCGGCGGAGCAGTACTCGGCATGGTTTTGGCCCTTAAGCAACTTGCCGAAGCATTCAGTTCAATAGCAGGTGTCTTTGATGGTGTGGGAGATCTTCTTTCCGGTGCTGGGAAAGCACTAAAGAGCTTCAGTAAAGTTCTCAATGGTGTCGCCTGGGATCTAAAAGCAAAAGCTTTATTAAAAATGGCCATTGCAATTGGTGTTCTTGTAGCTGCTATTTGGGTTCTTACTACGATTGATGATCCGGCAAAACTCTGGCAAGCAGTTGGTATTATTGTGGTACTTGCTGGTGTACTCATTGGATTGTCCGTTGCGATGGACAAATTAGGATCTGCGTCAGTTGCTGTCAATGGAAAAGCCAAGACCCTAAACATTAAGGGTATACAAAATTCCGTTATGCAAATCGGCATCGCATTACTATTACTAGCAGCAACAGTCAAAATCATCGGTGGTATGGATGCCGATGAGATGAAACAAGGTTTTATCGGCCTTGCTGGTATGGCAGTTGGAATGGTTGTATTTCTGGGTGCGATTGGAAAAATCTCCAAATATTCAGGCGACGTCGATGGCATCGGCAGCATGATGAAAAAACTTGCAGTTGCTATGATACTAATGGCAATTGCATGTAAACTTATCGGTATGCTATCTGCAGAAGAAATGCTACAAGGCGCTGCTTTTGCCGCTGGGTTTGCAATCTTTGTAATTGCCATAACTAAAGTCGCCAAATCTGCCGGCAATAACGTAAGCAAAGTGGGCGGCATGGTTCTGAAATTAACAGTCGCTATGATACTAATGGTTGCATTTTGCAAACTGGTCGGTATGTTATCCGCAGAAGAAATGCTAAAAGGCGCCGCTTTTGCTGCTACATTTGTGTTATTCGTTGGTGCATTAGTTAAAGTCACCAAGATAGGTAAAAAGCAACAGATAGCACAAATTAGTGGTCTCGTCCTCAGCATATCTGCTTCACTCTTGATGCTAGTCGGTGTCTGCAAACTAGTTGGTATGCTGACGGTAGAAGAAATGATTAAAGGTGCTGCATTTGTTGCAGCTTTTGTTATTTTACTCAAAGTACTGATGAAGACCCTTACCATTAGTAATGAGCAGCAAATGGCTAAAGTAGCCGGAACCATTCTGGCAATGTCTGTCGCGATTGCTATCTTAGCCGCTGTCGCAATACTGCTTAGTTTTATGGATATAGGTGGATTAGCTAAAGGTATTATAGCAGTCGGTCTACTTAGTGTGATGATGACTGCTATGGTTAAGGCTCTCAAAGGCGCGCAAAACGTAAAGGGTGCTATTCTGATGATGGCCATTGCTATAGGTGTGATGGCAGCTTCTATTGTAGCATTGTCTTTTATTGATACTGCTGATCTGGCTGCTTCAACTGGTGCTATGGTTGCTGTTATGTCTGCGTTTGCCTTGATGATTAAGAGTATGAAGGGGCTTAAAGACGTTAAAGTTGGACCGCTTATTGCTTTAACTGGAGTTGTTCTTGTTCTTGCCGGAATCATCTACATACTTCAAGACGTTGACCCGCTATCGGCCATTAGTTCAGCAGGATCACTGGCTGTATTGATGTTGTCCATGGTAGTAGTTCTTAAGATTCTCAATACTATAAGTGGTAGTATAGGTAATTCTCTGAAAGGTATAGCCGCTTTAACATTACTGGCAGTGCCGTTGCTAGCATTTGTAGGCGTTTTAGCTCTTATGAGTAACGTGGATAATGCTATATCTAGCGTAGAAGCTTTGACAATATTAGCTGGAGTACTGACTTTGCTGTTAATACCGTTAGCGCTAGTTGGCAACTTTATTGGACCAGCCATGCTTGGTGTATTGTCACTAACTGCAATGGCAGTGCCGCTGTTAGCATTTATCTTAGTGCTTAAGCAAATGGATGGCATTGAGGATGCGTCTGGAAAGATCACATCTTTGGTCACAATGATGACTGTTATGACTATACTGCTTGCGGTACTTGCGGTAGTAGGATTAGGCGGGCCGGCGGCGATTATAGGAATTGGTTCGCTAGTTGTCCTATTTGCTGCGATTGGTGGCCTGGCAGTCGCAGTTGGAGCTCTAATGGAGAAGTTCCCAAGTATCCAGAAATTCCTTGACACAGGTCTCCCAGTGCTTGAACAATTAGCCGGTAGCATCGGTACCATGATCGGTAAATTCATCGGTGGTATTGGAGAAGGCTTGAGTGATAGTTTGGTCAAAATGGGAGAAGATATTGCTGCCTTTATGGATCAATTAGCAATTGCTAGTGATAATGCCTCGGGTATAAAGGGCGAATCCTTTGATGGTGTGAAGCAATTAATGGGTGTTATGGGTGATATAGCGCTAACTACTGTTGGAACAACCATCAGCGATATCTTCACTCTTGGCGGAACTTCCATGGAGAAATTCCAAACTGATGGTGTAGCATTCTTTGACGCTATGAAAGCAATTGGCGAAGCATCTGTTGGTGTGACTGTTAATGAAGAATCTATGAACTCAGTTATAACTATGGCTTCTAAACTAGTAGAATTGCAATCTAGTCTCGAACCAATAGGCGGTGTTATAACCTGGTTCACTGGTAGGGATGATCTTGGCACCTTTGGTACTAATGTTGGCCAGTTTATGACCTCTATGACGACTGCTTTGGGCTCTTTGGATGGATTCACTTTCAATGAAGAAGCAATGACTGGAATAATCACAGCTTCTACAAATTTAGCTGCACTTCAATCTAGTCTCGAACCAATAGGCGGCGTTATAACCTGGTTTACTGGACGTGACGACCTAGGCACTTTTGGGCTTAATGTTGGCGCATTCATATATTCCATGAAAACTGCTTTTAGTTCTCTCGATGAGGTGGAGTTTAACACCGAAGCTATGAATTCTATAGTTAATGCTGCAACTAGCCTTGCGAATCTTCAATCTAGTCTTGAGCCTATAGGAGGCGTGATAACCTGGTTCACAGGTAGAGACGACCTTGGTACATTCGGCGTTAGTGTGGGTCAGTTCATATTTTCAATGAAAACTGCTCTAGGCTCCTTGGAGGGTGTAACTTTTAACGAAGAAGCGCTTACCTCAATTATCACAGCAGCTACAAAACTAGGGACTTTGCAAGAAAGTCTTGAACCTATTGGCGGTGTAATAAGTTGGTTTGTGGGCAGAGATGATCTCGGTACTTTTGGCATTAGTGTAAGCCAATTCATAGGTTCTATGAAGACCGCTCTATCTACATTAGATGGCGTTACACTCGATGAAGAAGCGCTGACTTCTGTAATCACTGCAGCTGAGAGACTCGCCAGCCTTCAATCCACCCTCGAACCCATGGGCGGTGTCGTAAGTTGGTTCACAGGCAGGGATGATCTTGGGACGTTTGGTACTAATGTCGGTCTGTTTGCCGATGGAATGGGGAAACTTAAAACCGGCATGGGCGAAGATGGTATTTCCGAAGATGTAGTTACCTCTGTTACTAATGCCGGTAACGCGATAATCGCATTGCAAAAGGCTCTCCCGGAAGAAGGCTGGTTCGATGGCAAGATGAACCTTAGCGAGTTCTCTGACTATGTAACTGACTTTGGAACAGCCATGTCGACCTTCAGTTCGAAAGCGACAGAAATTGATTCCGGCATAGTATCGACTTGTATAAACACTGCTTACAAGATTAAGAATCTGATAGAGTCTCTTGTTGACCTAGACACTAGCGGCGTTGAAACATTCACCGGTATTGGCTCTGGTGGTATCGGTGCGGATGGCCCGGCTTATGACATTGCACGAGCGATTGCCAAGTTTAGCGATAAAGTCGCCGATATTAACACCGAGGCAGTAACTGTAGCTGTAAATGCTGCTAGAAAGCTAAAGACGCTGATAGCTAGTCTTGTTGGTTTAGATACCAGCGGTATAGAAAACTTTAAGCCTGGTAAAATTGCTGATCAGATGAAGGGTTATTCCGACAAAGTTGCTGGTATAGACACTTCTAAGGTTTCTATCTCAATCTCTAGTGCAAATCGGTTGAAGAATTTCATCTCCGGTTTGTCTGGGTTGGATACTAGCGGTGTCAGCAAGTTCAAACCTGGGACTATTGGGTCGGCTCTTAGCACATATTCATCAACAATCTCTGGTTTTAATTCAGAGAGTGTCAATAGCTCTATTAGTGCAGCTACTCAGTTGAAGAATTTCATTTCTAGTCTGGCTGGGCTTGACTCAACTGGAGTAAGTGGTTTTAAAACCGCGGTAAATGAGCTAAGCACAGTTAATATCGATGAGATGGCCAAGGCGTTCTCTGGAGCATCTACTAAAATGCTATCATCTGGTGCAGATTTGATTAATGGATTGGTTAAGGGAATGCGAGCTAAACTTCCTGTTGTGAAGTCTGCACTTATTAGCATGATTTCCTCGGCGGTTGTAGAACTCCGTAAAGCCGTTTCTAAATTTGAAGACGCTGGCAAAGCCATGATCACACGAATGTCTGGTGGTATGTCCAGTAATAGGAGAGTTCTTAGTGCTGCTTTAGCATCTAGTATTTCCTCCGCAGCCAGCTCGGCAAAATCGTATTATAGTTCATTCTATAGCGCTGGTGCTTATCTGGTTTCTGGGTTTGCAGCCGGTATTAGTGCTAACTCGTATGCCGCGGTCGCTAAAGCAAGAGCTATGGCTTATGCTGCGGCTACAGCTGCCAAGAACGCTTTGAAGATTCATTCGCCTTCTAAGGTGTTTGAGAAAATAGGCTCTTATGTGCCTGCAGGTTTTGCTATCGGCATAGACAAGATGATCGGAACGGTGAAATCTTCGTCTGTAGCCATGGCAAATACTGCTTTAGACGGCACTAAACAAGCTATTGCTGGAATAGCTGAAATGATGTCTACTGATACCGATTATCAGCCTACTATTAGGCCAGTGCTCGATCTCAGCGACGTCGAATCTGGAGCAGGTTCAATTGCGAGTATGTTCAACAACAGGCCTTCTATTGGAGTTAACAATAATCTTAGAGCTGTCGGCTCGATGATTAATGAGAATAGTCAAAATGGAAGTTCTGATGACATCGTATCCGCAATTAATAAGCTTCGCAAGGGTCTCGATAATGTGGGTAACACCAGTTATATGATTAATGGCGTCACTTATGATGACGGTAGTAATATTCATGATGCTATGAGCGCAATTGTTAGACAGGCAAGAATCGAAAGGAGGGTATAAAATGCCAAGTGTTACAAATCTTAAATTAGCGCCGCAAACTGGTGCTAGTAACACCTATTATGCGACATGGGATTTCAAAGAAACGATAACCAAAAAAGTAGAGAACACATCCAACAACGGAATAGCTGCTGGAGATTGGGTCACTATTAAATCTGGAGCATCGTATTATAATGGTGTTTCTATCCCCTCTTGGGTATTCAATGAAACTTGGAAAGTGGTACAAGTTACCAAAGGTGATCGTGCGGTATTAGGTGCTAACAAAACAGGGAAGTATAATATCCAGAGCGCTATAAGCACTAAGTATTTAAACGGTGGGTCCTCCTCTTCAGGGGGGTCCACCACAACGGAAGAAACTACAAACTACCTAGACCACTTTCAAGTAACTTGGTATTATGCCACAGGCGATGGATTGTGGTTCCAGGCTAGCGAGTCTGATGTAAAAATAAAGCAGGTTACATATAATGCCCCTTCCAATGCTTATCGTGTAAAAGTTTCGGTTAAACCGGTTTCACAAACTCATAAGGTTAATGATGAGGATGTAGCATACTGGACGGGTTCTACAGTATCCGTAGACTATTATATGTCTGGAGATCCTCCGGAAACTCCTAGTGCCCCCACTGTAAAAATTGAAAAATATCGGCTAACAGCTACTCTCGATAATATCTCAGATAGTAAGACTGACCAAATAAAGTTCGAAGTATACAGTGGAACTACTAGAGTAAATACAGCAACCGTTAAAGTAGAGACAAGAAGAGCCACGTACACATGCAATATATCAGCAGGGAGAGACTATCGAGTTCGTTGTAGAGCCATAAATGATGGTGCAGCAGGATATCGGTATAGTAGTTGGAGTGACTATTCTTCTAGTGCAGGGACAATCCCAAATTCTCCGAATCGCATATTTAGCATTGTGGCAACGTCTGAAACCTCTGTAAAACTTTCGTGGATAAAAGTTGCAAATGCAAAAAGTTACGAAATCCAATATACCACCAAAAAGAGATACTTTGACACAGCTAGTAGCGAAGTGTCTTCAGTGACTGTAGAAGCAGTTTCTACGCAACAGTCCCTTGTATACGGTGAAGTTACTGGTTTGGAAACCGGGCAAGAATACTTCTTCAGAGTTAGGGCTGTAAACGACCAAGGTGAATCTGCGTGGACCGAAATCAGATCGATCATATTGGGAAAAGCTCCGGCTGCCCCCACCACTTGGTCATCGACTACTACAGCTATCGTTGGTGAAAAGCTATTGCTCTACTGGGTTCATAACACGGAGGATGGCTCTTCTGAAACATATGCTGAACTGGAAATGTACATTGATGGTGTCAAGGAGACTTATACTATCAAAAATACGGCTTCTGAGGACGATAAAGGCAAGACAAAATTTTATGAAGTTAATACCTCTAGCTATTCCGAAGGCGCTAACATTCAGTGGCGAGTTCGAACTGCCGGCATAACCAAAACATACGGTGACTGGTCTGTCCAGAGAACTGTTGATATTTATGCCCCAGCAACTCTTACTCTTAATGTAGTCAACTCCGATGGGCAGGCGATCTCTACGATCACATCTTTTCCATTCTATATCTCCGCTACTGCAGGACCAGCAACGCAGCTTCCAATAGGTTATCATGTATCAATCATGTCCGATGAAATGTATAACACCGTGGACAATGTTGGTGATCCTATAATTGTTAATGCTGGCGAAGAAATATATTCGAAGTATTTCGATACTGCTACTGAACTCATGCTTGAACTCTCTGCGAATAACATTGATCTTGCTAATAACATAAGCTATACCGTTAAATGTACGGTGTCTATGAATTCTGGCCTAAGAACAGAAGCGACTGTTCAGTTTACAGTTGCTTGGGCAGAGCTTGCATATGAACCAGATGCTGAAATAGGTATCGATACCAATACATATGCAGCATATATAAGCCCTTACTGTATAGACGATGAAAGCGGATCACCAATCAGTGATGTGCTCTTGTCTGTTTATCGTAAGGAGTTTGATGGTACATATACCGAGATAGCTGGCGAGATCGACACCACATCTAATACCTTCATTGTGGACCCCCATCCGTCGCTTGATTATGCCAGATACAGAATTGTAGCAACTTCCAAATCCTCTGGAGCGGTTAGTTACTATGATCCTCCTGGTTATCCGGTTAAGGGTAAAGCCGTTATCATTCAGTGGGATGAGGAATGGTCTAGCTTCGATGCTCAAACCGGCGAAGAACTAGAGAGTCCTCCGTGGACTGGATCTATGCTTCAGCTCCCATATAACATCGATGTGTCCGATAGTAACAGTCCTGATGTAGCACTTGTTAGTTATATTGGTCGAGAAAACCCGGTTAGCTATTATGGAACTCAAATCGGGTCTACCTCGAGTTGGAATGTCGAAATCCCAAAGGAAGACAAGGACACCTTGTATGCCCTTCGTCGTCTAGCAAGATGGATGGGGGATGCATATGTGAGAGAACCCTCAGGAAGTGGTTATTGGGCTAATGTTGTGGTGTCATTTAGTCAGAAGCATTGTGAATTGACTATTCCTGTATCTTTATCTATTACAAGAGTGGAAGGTGGTATCTAATGGCCGATTGGCTAAAATCTATGAACCAGACTTTCGAGTATTATGTCGTCGATCCTGGGACATGGAGAGACAGCAAGAAACTTGATACGGTCAAATCCTGCACAATCACAAGGGATGCCGAGGCTGAAACGTTAGGTTCTGCTACCATTGATGTCACCAATCTTCTTGGGGAATCGTACATACGAGTTTACCTCGTTACAGATCAAAATGGAGTTACAGATAGATACCCTTTGGGTACTTTCTTAGTCCAGACACCCTCTTCCTCGTTCGATGGCAAGAAGCGGGACGCCTCGCTCGATGCTTATACTCCATTAATCGAGCTTAAAGAAAATCCACCTCCTCTCGGATATTCAATTCTTAAAGACGAAAATATTCTGGAAAATGCATATCTGCTATGTCGAGAACATGCCAGGGCCCCTGTAGTAAGAGCGTCAGCCGATGACAAACTGTATGCTGATTTTGTCGCCAATACTGACGATACATGGATGTCGTTCTTAACCGATCTGCTGGCTAATGCAAAATATCATTTCGATTTAGATGAGATGGGTCGTATCTTGTTTGCTCCTAAGCAGGATACGGCCTCTTTGCAACCTGTTTGGGAATTTAATGATGACACGAGTTCCATCCTATATTCGGATATCACTATGGAACATGATTATTATGGAATTCCGAACGTCGTAGAGGTTATTTACTCCAAAGGAAATGAGTTTTACTATGCAAAAGCCGTGAATGATGATGAAAATAGTCCTACATCAACAGTTAATAGAGGGCGAGAAATAATCCACAGAGTTAGCAATCCTAGTTTTGTAGGTGATCCAACTAACAGGCAAATAGAAGAGTATGCTAAGCAGACACTTAGAGATATGTCGTCGGTTGAGTATACTGTGACGTATAAACACGGTTATTGCCCGGTTCGACTTGGTGATTGTGTTCGGCTTAATTATACCAGAGCAGGAATTGATGGCATAAAAGCCAGAGTAATCAGCCAATCTATCAAATGCGAATCTGGCTGTACCGTAACTGAGAAAGCAGTTTTTACTATGAAATTATGGGGGTGATTAATCTTGGAACTGAGTAATGAGCTGATATCTCAATTTGTAAAGGCCACGAAGGATGATGAAAAACCAAAAACAGGAACTACCGTAAATGGTACTACTGTTGAGTATAACGGCAAAACGTACGTAAAAATCGACGGCTCCGAGTTATTGACCCCCGTCAATACCACAGCGGTTATTAAGGCTGGGGAAAGAGTTACTGTAACGATCAAAGATCATAATGCGACTGTCACAGGTAACCTTACAGCTCCTTCAGCTAGAAACTCAGATGTGCAGGAGATTGGTAATAAAATCTCTGAGTTTGAGATTGTCGTAGCTGATAAAGTTAGCACTAAAGAGCTCGATGCACAAGTAGCAAGAATTGATGACCTCCGCGCTGAGAATGTCTCTATCAAAGGTCGACTGGACGCTGGTGAAGCTTCTATCGGAGAACTGGAAGCAGATAACGTAACTATAAAAGAGACTCTTACGGCTAATAAAGCGTCCATTGATAATCTTGAGGCTACTAAAATTAGCGCTGAGGTTGCAGATGCAAAGTACGCTACCATTGAGAACCTGGACGCAGCCAATGCAGATATTTACAATCTGAATGTAAATTATGCTTCGTTCAAGACTACCACGACTGACAAACTAAGTGCTCTTGATGCTAGTATTGTAGATCTTAACACCACTAAACTCAATGCGAAGGATGCTGAGATCACGTACGCTAACATCGATTTCTCCAATATTGGCAAGGCAGCTATTGAGTACTTCTATTCTCAGTCTGGCCTGATTAAGGACGTAGTTGTTGGCGACGGCACAATCACCGGTGAACTGGTAGGCGTAACTATCAAGGGTGATCTGATCGAAGGTAATACTATTAAAGCGGAAAAGTTAGTAATTAAGGGCTCAGACGGTCTTTATTACAAGCTGAACACAGATGGTGTCACCACCGAGGCTGAACAGACCGATCAGAACAGTCTCAACGGCAGTGTGATTATGGCCAAAAGTATCACAGCTACTAAGATCGCAGTAGACGACCTTGTAGCTTTTGATGCAACCATTGGCGGATTCAAGATTACCTCAGATGCAATATATTCTGGGGTAAAAGAAAGTCCTACGAATACCACTAGGGGTATTTATATGGATAATACTGGTCAGCTTTCGATCGGTGATGCCAATAATTTCCTTAGATATTACAAAGATCAAAATGGAGCTTATAAATTAGAGCTCTCCGCCAATAGCATAACTATGTCAACTGGCGGATCTACAATTGAAGATGAGCTCAGTAGTATCAAAGACGAAATGGCAACACTAAAGGATGAGGTCACTATATCGTTACGTATTGAATCATCTAAAGGTACCGTTTTCAAGAGTGATCAGGTTTCCACAGTGTTATCAGCCGTTATATACAGAGGAAGCCAAAGAATCACGGATATGCAAACATTAAAATCGGTAATGGGGGATAGTGTATATCTAGAATGGAGCTGGCAGCGTCTTAATGATGAACAATTTTGGGTTGTATCTTCGGATGACCAACGTATTGGAAACGATGGATTCACCTTCACTCTCAGTCCTAATGACGTAGATACAAAAGTAACATTCATGTGTACACTTAACGACGCGTAAAGGAGAGAATATTATGGCTATAAAATCGGCCGACCAAATAACGATAATTGACGTTACCGATGCATATTCGGTGATGTTGACAAGTGAGGCATATACATTTGTAGGAGGTACAAACGGATCTTCTACAGGAGCTAGTTGTACCACAGAGGCCGTGGCATTCTGCGGAACGAACCGTTGTTCCTCTGTAACTGTGGCAGCTGCGGATATTACTTGTCCTACTGGTATTTCGGCTACAGTCGAGAATAGCGGCACATCGGCAGTTAAGATCACGTTTGTTACTACTGCTGCAATAACCGCAGCTTGCGAAGCTACTATCCCTGTTGTCGTTGATGGTATCACAATGAACAAAAAGTTTTCATTTGCAGTAGCTAAATCTGGCGCTAGTGGAACCTCTGTAACGGTTAAATCCACTTCTGTCACATACCAGGCAGGCACTAGTGGCACAACAAAGCCGACTGGAACTTGGTCTACATCTGTTCCGTCGGTTAGCGCTGGACAGTATTTGTGGACTAAGACTGTGGTTACATATTCTGATGGTAAATCCACGGAATCGTATAGCGTGTCCTATCAGGGTTCCAATGGCACTTCTGTAACAGTTAGCTCTACCTCCGTTACATACCAGGTAAGCTCAAGTGGAACAACTGTGCCGACAGGCACCTGGCAGACTAGTGTTCCTTCCGTTGCAAATGGTCAGTTCCTTTGGACAAAAACCTACGTAAAATATTCGGATGGTAAAGAGACCACTTCCTACAGTGTTTCCTATAAAGGGACCAACGGCAAAGATGGTGCGGCAGGAGCAGACGCTCTTACTCTCACGATCACATCTTCGAACGGAACAGTGTTTAAGAATAACTCTGGATCTACCATACTCACTGCACATGTTTTCAAAGGTGCAGTTGAACAATCTATCACAGATGCTGGTGTATGCGGTTCTCTTGGAAGTATTAAGTGGTATAAGCAAGGATCTTCTACCGCTATCAAAACCGCCAAGACACTTACCGTCTCAGCATCGGACGTACAAAATTCGATAGTCTACACCGCCCAACTTGAGTGATAGGAGGGGGTGATGATATGGCTCGGGCAAAGGCAGAAATAACGATAACACACTTAGTAGATATCTCATCAGTAACAAGATATTATTTACTTCAATCATCAACTGTCGCTGCTCCTTCGAAGCCCACAACTCACCCACCTCCTAGTAATTGGACACTAACTGAACCTTCGTATACATCTGGTTCAATAAATACTTTGTATTTTGTTGATTGTACGGTGTTTACGAATGCTAAATTCTCATATTCAGCAGTGTCTAAATCAAGTGCTTACGAGGCAGCAAAAGCAGCCTATAATAAAGCAGCAGCGGTCGAAACTCGTATGACCTCTGCAGAAACACAAATCAGTCAAAATAGAACCGCTATTGAACTAAAAGCAACCAAAACCGACATCACCGCAGTCTCAGAAGGAAATCTCATAGTAAACGGATTTGGTCTGAACAAAGACAATTACAATTTCTCACAATGGACGTTTAACGGAACTGACAAATGTGACGGTTTTCCATCGTTCACTTATACTGGCGCACCAGCTAGCCCAATCATTCCGCAGTATATAATCCCAATCGACATAACCAGGTCTTATGAGTTTAGTATGTTCTTTAAGGGCGATTCTTCTAAGAAATTATACATTGGATGGGATGAGTTTGACATTGACGGAAAACAGATCTCAGCAACTCACTGTATGGGTTTTGCCGATTCTACAACCACTTTAGCTAGAGAGTTAAAGAATGGTGATACGGTTGTTTATCTAACATCTGCTAATGGATGGATAAACACAACTTATACGCACCAGCTAGGTCTTATATTTTGGAATTACAAAGATAGCACAGGGTATCAGTATCCGGTTGGTGTGTATTCGAGAAATGCTTGGCTCAATCTATACACATTCGACAATGTTAATAAAACAAACAATACCATAACTCTTAAATCTGCTTGGGCTTACGGCACATTCCCAGCAGGTACCTCAGTGTCACAGTCGAACTCCGCTGGCCATAAATATTTTAAGTATCAGAATGCAAGCTACCCTTCGGATTGGACAGAGGTCGCTCATGTTATAGCTGGAGACCAGCCTTTGTATACTTTCCAATCGTCAAAGATCAATCAAGCTGCAAAATATGCACGCTTTATAATCTTGCACAATTATGGTGGAGGAACCACAACCTCTACCACCTCGATCTCAAGAGTTAGATTCAGGGATGTTACAACAGACAAAAGCGTTGATCTTGCTCAAGCTACCGCTGATGCGGCACAAGAATCCGTAATAGAGGCAGAGTCATTAATTAGACAACTTGCTGATAATATTTCCATGCTAGTTACAGATGGCAATGGTACTTCTTTGATGACTCAGACAGAGAATGGCTGGGTGTTTAGCACCTCCGAACTTCAAAAGTCAGTAGATGCAGCTTCAGAAGGTCTGGATTCTCTCATTAATGATCTCGGAAGTACGAACAGCACGGTTGGAGTTTTACAGCAAGCTGTAGATGATCTTGGCGTTCTTAGTGATTATATCGCAATAGGAACTTATGAGGATCAGCCCTGTATCGAATTGGGCGAATCCGATAACGAGTTTAAGTTGCGCATTACAAACACTAAAGTCGTATTCACAGAAGGTTCAAGTATTCTTGCATATTTTACTAACCAGTCGATGCATATCAAGAAGGCTGTCATTGAGGAAGAACTTCAACAAGGCGGCTTTGTGTGGAAGGTAAGAAATAATGGAAACATGGGTCTTGTGTGGAAGGGGGCAAGTAATTAATGGCTACAGTTTATAAATGGACCCCATTCGATGTAGCTCTAGATATTACTGCAACAAAATCTACAGTAACTAGAACTTCTGCTAGTAAGTATACTGTAAAGATCAACGCCTCCTGGGAAACATACTATTCAGGCGCTAAAACTAACTATGGCATGACCGCCTCTTCTGGAGGTGGTAGCGTCACACTGAATCCGTTTGGTACTAAGGCCAGTAGCGGCAGTGGGTCGTTCACAGGAACATATACTATAAGTGGAAATGGTGCAGCTACAAAGACCACCACGGTGACATTCAGAAACTTCAACAATGATAATGGTAGGTCTGCAACCAAGAATGTTAGTTTCAGTGTGTCTGTGCCAGCTTGGACGTCTTATGCGATTAAGTATAATGCTAACGGTGGCAGTGGGGCCCCTGGTAATCAAACAAAGTGGAAAGATCAAACTCTAAAGCTTTCTACTACAAAGCCTACTCGCACGGGTTATTCGTTTCTTGGATGGTCCACTTCGTCATCAGCTACGTCAGCGACTTATTCTGCTGGTGGAAACTATACTGCGAATGCAGCTGCGACGCTATATGCTGTTTGGAAAGCCAATACTTACGTGGTTAAGTATAACGCTAACGGTGGTAGTGGCGCACCAGGAAATCAGACAAAGACCTACGGTAAGACTCTGACACTATCTAGTACCAAGCCAACCCGAACGAACTACAACTTCAAAGGATGGGGTACGTCTGCGTCAGCAACGACAGTGGCATATGCTGCCGGTGGAAGTTACACTGCAAATGCAGCTATAACACTGTATGCAGTATGGCAATTGGCGTATACGAAACCTAGAATAACAAATGTGTCCTCTACCAGATGTGATGCTAGTGGCACGGCAGCCGACGAAGGTCAAAATGGTTTGATTTCATTCAAGTGGGCTTGCGATAAGACCGTATCTTCTATCGAGATTAAGTGGAAAGTATCGACTGGTTCGACTTGGTCAAGCATCACGGTATCTGCTAGCGGTACTAGTGGAACGGCAAGTAAAGTCATAGGTAGTAACGGTCTAAGTATCGAGAATACATATGATATTCGTATAACCGTTTCAGATAGTGGCGGAAGTTCATATGCAATAAGCAGTTTAACCAGTCTTAAATTCTCTATCGATTGTAAGACTGGTGGGGCAGGAGTTGCTTTTGGTAAAGCAGCTGAGCTTAGTAATGTTGCAGATATCGCCTATCAGACTAAGTTTAGTGGCGGCATATTGCAACCTATTCTTGCTGTTGGAACTGATATAAACACTATCCTAACTCCAAATGTATATAGTGGTAGAAACATCACTGATAATGCTTATAGCAACGTTCCGTTTACTAAGGGGACATTTACATTAAGAGTCGAATCTTCTGGACCTAGTGGACAAGTTAAACAAACCATAACAACATGTGATAAAAATATCGCTAGAGTTTGGGAAAGATTCTACTATACTTCTGCCTGGGGTGAGTGGAAATGTGTCTATGATATGGCCGGCACAATACTTTGGTCTGGTGCTTATTACGTAAATGAAAATCAAACGGTAACCTTATCTGAGAAAGTAAGTAAACAACCTAGCGGCATAAGTCTGGTGTTTTCCGAGTATTACGACGGCGAAGCTAAGAACCAGACATTTATTTCATTCTTTATATCTAAGAAACTGGTTGCTACCCACGCCGGAAAGGGTCACTCATTCATTTTATGCACTAGCAATTTCAGCTATATGGGTACGAAATATTTATACATCAGTGATGACAAGATTACTGGTCATGCAAATAATGCATTAACCGGCACAGCTGGTACAGGCGTAAAATATACAAACAACCGATTCGTTCTTAGATACGTCATAGGTGTCTAAAAATTTTTAAACAGGAAAGGATGTCGATTCCCTTGGCAAGTAAAGCTTCCGGGCAGGTCACAGTTGTAGATGTCACAGATGCATATTCTGTGCTTCTCACTAGTGAGTCTTATACTTTTGTTGGCAACACTACGGGCGCACCAACTGGACTATCTTGCGCTACTCAGGTAGTTGCCTATTGTGGAACCCAGCAATGTTCCAAAATTACTGTTTCGACTGTGACCTGTCCGACAGGGATTTCAGCAACGATCTCTAACAATAACACATCATCTCCGACTATCACCTTTAAAACAACCGCCACCATCACACAAGCATGTGAAGCTACAATTCCTGTTGTAGTAGATGGGGTAACAATCAATAAGAAATTCTCTTTTGCAGTTGCTAAAACTGGAGCCACAGGCGGTAAAGGAGACACTGGAAAAAGTGTATCTAGCGTTACTACTCAATACTATGTGTCGACATCCAAAACGTCTGCTACCGGAGGATCTTGGTCGGATACGGCGCCAACGACTGTCGAGAAAGGCAAATATCTTTGGACTAGATTGAAGGTGGTTTATACGAATCCTTCTAGCACTGAATATACCACAGCTACTTACGACAGTATGACTGACTCTCGAATCGAGCAGCTTAAAGATAGTATCACATTGGAGATCACAGGACCAGATGGGGTGAAGTCCAGCATTGCTATGGATGATGATGGTAAGATCGCTTTGACTGGGGATGTTATAGCCCAGAGAATCAATGTTGATGAACTTATGGCTCAGCATCTTACCTCTACCGGTGGGTTGGATGTGACTGGTGATTTTCTTGTGAAGAACACGTACGGGTCTATTACACAAGGCACCACTGCTAGTGGTTATGGCTTTACCCAAATCGATAATACCGAAACGATAGACGACTGCGAATATTCCTCTTCCATCCTATCTGATAATGGTCAGGTAAATCTAAGTCACCGATATACATCGTCTGATGGATCTGCAGATACTTCGTATGTTTCTATTAGTGATATTTTGAAGATTGGCTCCGCCGGGCATATTGAAATGAATTCGAAAGACTACATCTTTATGCAAAGCGAAAACGGTATGACTTTATCAGCTGACAATATAGATGTATGGGGCAATTTAAGCCTTACAGGCACCATAACCGGTCCAACAAGAACAATCACAGTAAATGGCGATCTTAATACTTATTATCCTGTACATATCAAAACAGATTGTAGCAAAAATGATCGAGAATACCATCTTTATATAGGAAAAAAACTATGGACCACCTCGCCAGCTTGGGAAGGTAATCATTCCAGTGGGTCTTCATCTTTAACTATAGGATGGGCATATCGCGCAAATGGATGGGATGAATGTGGCTATTATAATAAAACCTTATATAAGTATGAGCCGTACGCAGCCCTTATAAGTAATGTTCAGTTTATGAACGGCTCAACAACAGGTGTTGTAGTTTGGTTAAGAGGTGGAGGAGCGACCTATAATATCCACAGTGACACCCCATTCACTGCTACTGTATATTTGGATACCACTAATATTGGAACTAGCAACTATCCAATTAACGTTGAGCCCTACACCACTATTTATAATGCCGGATGGTACTCCGCTCACACGTTATATGATTATGGTAGTTGGACACCGACTATAGCTGATGCTACAGTAAGCTCCTATACCAAACAACAAGGCTGGTATCTTAAGATCGGCAACGTTGTAACTGTAGGTTGGTATTTATATGCCAAGTTTGCAAGCAACCAAACTTCGAATAAGTATGTAATCCAAGGTTTGCCATACACCCCAGTGGCAGTGGGTACTGGCGGAGGCCTCTGCTCAGGATACTACTCTGCTAATCAGGTTAATTTCTCCGGATGGTATGCACACCCGAACGGCAGAATCTACGGATATGGCGTTACAAATGGCGCCGCGGGTAATAAGTGGGCAGAAGAGAAGATCTTTTGTGGAACCGGCGATTCCTATAGCACAGGTACAATTATCTATACAACTACAACATCATAACGCATATAAATATTAAGGAGGTAACACTATGGATTTCACAGTCTTAACCGAGCATTTCGTCTTGGTCGTCATGGTTGCCTGCTTGGTGGTTGGTTATATCATCAAGCATGCTACTTTTCTTAAGAAAATTCCTAACGACGACATCCCCGTAATTCTCGCAGTATTTGGAGCACTTTTGAATCTGTTGGTAGGAGGTCTCTCCGTAGAATCTGTCGTATATGGTGCAGTAATGGGTCTTTCCTCTACTGGTCTGCATCAGGCGTTTACAAGATTCGTAGAGAACAAAGAAACTGATAAGGGGTGATTCCGATGGAGTTCACGTTAACATCCGGACAAATCATGGGGTTTTGTTCTCTTATAGCAGCTTTATGGGGGATCTGGAAAATTATTAAAGAACTCAAGAAGCCAAACGATGATATGAAAAAGATGGTTGCTGACCACGAGAAGCTCCTTTCTGCAGATGATGCGCGGCTAGAAGAGATTGAAAAGTCAAACAAAATGATTCTTCAAAGTCTACTTGTCATTATTAATCATAACATTACAGGAAATGGTGTCGAGAAAATGAAAGAAACAAGATCAGATTTGGAAGAGTATTTGATTAATAAGTAAAAAGGTCAAAATGGATGAATATTGCTCGCGTCATTTACAGTCCCTTTTATGGAAGGAGGGATTGATATGACTTATAAGCATATTGAGGCTAGTCGTGAAGCTCGCTTGTGGCTCACCCAGATTGTACTGCCGATTACAGCGGTGGTAATGATGGTGCCTGAGACTCGCAATGCAGCTATGACGAAAGCTAAAGAAGCTAAGCAGTTCATCAAGACCAAGTTTAAGAGATAAAAGGAAAGGGGCTCCGTCATTTCGACAGGGCCTCTTCTTTTTTGACTATGCGTTTCTTAGTTTTATAGTATTGGGTTTTCTTTAAATAGCTGAGTATCTGTTGTTTTAGTTTGTTACTCATCCTAGTTTCTTATCACCTTTCTTACCAATGATATCGAAGCCATATTTTAATCGTTTAGGAAGCTTGTGATGTTTTCTTCCTTCATAACCTAAAGCGTCGTCAATAGCATTCTTAGCGCATCTGTTAGTTCTATACACATTATTGTCTCCAGGTATGCTTATCGTCCATCCGCTCTTATATCCTTCGACCCAATATCCTCTATATTTGAAATCTGCTCTACTAACTGCTGTATCTTTCCATACTATTCTCATTTCTTATTTCCTCCCAAATGTTGATCTATCGGTATTTTTACTTAGTTCTAACATGGTATATATCAAGATGGCGCTGTAAAAACTGCACCATAATGATATATACGAGGGCTAAAAGAATTCCCACACCAAAATTCATGCAGTGTAGGTCTTTCTAAGAGGCTATTACTAAGCAGTTATTTAATTATAACGATTGATGTAAATCTATGTCCAATATAAACTCTGAAGCATTTTCACGACTAAATTCAATTCTACTGATTATTCGTTTGAGAAATTCATTTTTAGTAGCAGCGTCTAGATCAGGATCTCTGATTGCTATAAATGCATCGGACAGGAGTAAAAGTTTTTCTTCATATTCAACTTTCTCAGGTATTGCAAACTCAAGCTCTTCAATCTGTTTTTCTAATACTTCAATTCTTGTATTGTGAATATTCTTTCTTTCGACGAATTCATTATTTGATATATCGTCGTTCTCCCAAGAATCAAATAGTTTGGCTTTCTTCTTTTCAATCTTACGGATTTCCTTCTCTAGTTCTTCAATCTGTTTTTCTATCGTATGTTCGTCTTTGTCGGAGCTATTGTCAACTTTTATCTCGAAGTCTTCTACATATACCTTTAAAGCATGTGTGACTGCGGCGATCATATCCTCTGCTATGACAGATTTAACTTTACAACCTCCTGCGTTATTTTTATGCACGATCCTATCGTGACGATCCTTAGGGTAAGGCTGATAATGCATCGCCTTCCCACATTTCTTACAATACACAAGGCTTGCTAGCGGATTCTTAAGTTTCAACCCCGATCTAGTTCGATCTTTGTAAAACTTCTTCTGAACTATCTTAAACGTTTCCTCATCCACAAGAGCGTCTTTCATATGTTTTCCATCATATAGCATGTACTGGTCGGAGTGGAACCGAGGCCGAGTTATTTTCAATTCTCCATCAACCATAGTCTTAATTCGCATTCTATCGTTCCAACGTACTTTGCCCATATATACAGGGTTTGTCAGATAAGCCTTAATAGTATCTCTATGCCATTGATTTTCGCCTTTATAAGTAGGCACCCCCATGGCAGTTAATCTTCTAGCTATTTCAAAGGGCGATAAGTTTTCTTTAGAAGACCACTCAAATATTTTCTTAATATAAGGCGCCTCAGATTCATTAGGAACTAACGTTCGTTTTGTCTTGGTCTTGATTATGTTATACCCGTATGGACGATAAGCACCCATATAATTTCCTTCCACAACAGCCTGTTTACGTCCACGATCCATACGCTTATGAATCATTTTATATTCGCGACGCGACATGAATAATTCGAATTCCATATATTCTTCATCTTCTTGACTATGTGCAACATCATAAGTCTTGGTCGGAGTGATAACAAGAACTCCATTATTCATATTCGAGTATTTAAGACAATCCATGATCGTTTGTGCATCGCCTTGGTTGCCACGAGATAAACGAGTAATCTCTACTACAAGGATTCCTTTATATTTTCCCTTATAACAATCTTCGATTAACTTCTGTATTTTAGGTCTTCCAGCAATCGTGTCTCCAGATTCTAGCTCTGTGTATATTTCTCCGATGTAAAAACCCTTTCTTGCCGCTAACTCCTCTAATATTTTACGGTGCCTGGCAAGAGTTTCTCCTTCGCCAAGCTTTTCTGCTTCAAGATCTGCCCTAGATTTACGCAAATATATTGCATAAATATCCATCTTTAGAGCTCGATCGGTTGCGGCGTTCATATCAAATGTCGTCATACTCTATTCCTCCCATGTAATTATCTTGGTGCAGCGGTTATATTTAGGCACCACCTCCTTCGCGTGATTAACAGCTCCTATTATGGAATAGAATGAGAGAAATTCAGTATCAACAATGTTGAGAAAAAAGCTGAGGCAATGTCAATAAGTCCTTTGTGGCATCGAAAAGTCACACATTCTCTTTTACTTTTTTCTTGCATAAATTAAAAACTCAGCATACTCGACAATTTTCTTATATTCTTCGTCTGTAAACACATAACCGCCAAACCTTTTAGCCCAGACTCTAAATCGGTCAAGTCGAACACTATTTTCACTACCGGTCTCGCTAGCTCCTTTTGTTAAACTCTTCATAGATAGGCGATAGTAGTCCACAATTATATTTATATCAGAGAGAGGAATGTGTTTGTCACCAGATTCATACATATGAAGATCGGCTTCCGATATGCCTATTTCTTTTGAATATTCATCAACAGTCATATTTCGATTGAGTCTCATCAGTTTAAGTAATTCGCCAACTGTGGCGCTATCTTTATTTGGCCTATTATCCCAACCCATTAAATATGCAGGGGTTGTGTTTAAAGCCTTAGCCAAAGGACCAAGTATATCTATTGGAAGATTCTCAATATCCCCTTTCTCATAGCGATATATCGTCGTTCGATTTTTACCTAGTCGGTTTGCCAATTCATCCACCGATATACCCAATTCAAGTCGTCTTTCTTTTATTCGTTTTCCTACATCCATAAAATGCACATCCTTTCGTACAGTATCTAGTATAGCATCATAATTTGCGAGTATGCAAATAATTTGAAACCCAGAATAAACCAAGTTGCATTTTACGCAAAACCTATTGACGCAAAATACTAAATATTATACTTTATATGTGTTGCATGAAACGCAACAGAAGGGAGTTAAGATAATGAATATGAACAAGCTTAGAGCAAAGATTGTTGAACGAGAAACAAATGTCGAAGAATTGGCTACGCGAATTGGTATCACTGGGCCTACGCTATATCGTAAGATGAAGATGCCAATGAAAATAACCATCGGCGAGGCAATTCAGATTAAAGACGTTCTCGAACTTACTGATGAAGAAGCCCTTGAAATATTCTTGTTCTAGACTATTGCATCACATGCAAATCGGGAGGCGATACAAATTAAAGAATTGCGATATAGGGATGCAATTATACATATACGCGGAAAGATCGATCGAAAGCAAGTCGAAGATGCAGCAATTAGATTTTTTAAAAAGGTAGATAAACATAAAAAGAATAAACTGAAGGAGAAAAATCAAAATGGCAACCATGTTAAGAGCTGAGATTTCGCAAAAGAATAAATATTGGATCAGTAAACATCGATACTACGAATTGAAACACTTCTGTTTACAATACCCCGAATGGAAAAAGGCGTATCTAGAACTTTGTGATAAGAGCCTACCTCTATCTATAGTTGAAGCATCACCCACATATAATCTCCACAGCGATCCAACAGCTCAGCAAGCATTAAGAAACATTTATTATTCGGACAGAATCAAACTAATTGAGAAAACCGCCCTTGAAGCAGACCCATATTTGCATGATTATATTATAAAAGGAGTTACAGAGGGACGATCATATACCTACCTAAAGACAGTCATGGAAATGCCATGCGGAAAAGATATGTATTACGACAGATATAGAAAATTCTTTTGGCTATTAAACGATTTAAGGGAGCGGCAGCAAATATGGATGTGAGTAAACTAGCAGATGATAATTTATACAGCACAATTTCCAAATGCTTTATAAATAATAAACGCCATGATATTTCAGAGATTTTTGTAATATATGAAAATGGTGATCGAGAACGAATTTGGTCATTCAATCCGATGAAATATGATTTCGATTTCAGAGAATTTGTCGGAAAGTTTAAACTAGAAGCGGTGTTCTATTGTGATAGAAAGAAACCTAGAGGCATGTGACGAAGTGCTAAGGAAGCTCTAACTAGGGCTTCTTTTTTTGTTTTTTATCGCATATCTTCGCGAAATTAACACTCCCTATTATGAGAAAGGAAGTGTTAGTATGTTTGAAATTATTATTGCGACAATCATATGTGTTGCTCTTAGCATAAATACTAAGATCAATGAGGTTGAAAACAAAAATGACGAATAACGTACATATTAAAACATGACTAAAAGATGGAGATTATATCAATGTCTTTTGGTTTCTTCCTTTCTTTTTTCTAATCTAGATTAGATGCTTTTATTCTAGTTTAGAAAATCCGAACGTAGGTTACCACAAACAATGTTACTTTTATAAAGCGAAAATTCCCCACCAAGGATTTTTTTGAAAAATGTTTTTAAATTGAAAGGAGAATCATTAATGGAGTATTTGGCAATGTGTGCAATTCTAGTAGTCGCTATTGGAATCGGGGTGCTGACCGGAATCCTCATCGGTACTACTCAAATGAAGAAAGCTGTCGAAGAAAGATCAGTAGGTCATCTCAGAATTGATCGATCTGAACCTGATGAATTACCCAGGCCGTTTCTAGAAGTGGTCGGTACCACAATCGAATCGATCTCGAAGAAAGATTTTATTGTACTTAAAGTTGTTAACGAAAACTATCTTTCGCGCGATTAACAGGCCCTATTATGGAACGTATAGTTCAACATATTTTAAGGAGGAAACTAATATGGATATGACTACTAAGTTGCATGTGGAGATCGATGAAAGATTCGACGACATTGCAAAGATGGATCCGAGTACTAAAGAATACTCGGCAGCGGTAGAGAGTTTGACCAAGTTGATGGATCGAGCTATCGAGATTGAGAAGTTTGAAGCATCTGAGACTCATAACGAGAAACAGATGAAAGAAGAACACAACTCTCGGTTAGTCAAGAATGGCATTGACATTGGTTTGGGACTGTTGCCGATTGCTGTGGGAATCTGGGGGACTAAGGTCTGCTTGAAGTTCGAAGAGACTGGAACGATCACCACTACGGTTGGAAGAAAGATCCTGGACAAAGTTCTCAGCTTTAAGAAGTAAGAGCTAACGTCTAAAGGAGAGGTTGTGGAAACATGGCCTCTTCCTTTTCGATTTAAACCAATTCGCGATATTAACAGGCACTATTATGGAACTAAAACAAAATAAGAAAGGATGATTCTATGGTATTGCTTGGATTGGTGATGATCGTAGTTGGAGTTTACTTAGTTGTTGGAGGTGACAAATAGGAGGGCCTACGGGTCCTTCTATTTTTCGAAAGGAGCAAGTATGAGATATCACTATGAAAAACCGACAATATACAGTCAAATATATGGCTCTACATATAAATGTGATCATCCCGTGTACAGTGAATGCACATTGTTCAAGATAAATAATAGAGGATTAGCTGTGATTCAACAGCGTTACTGCTATGAAACAAAATCTACTCATTGGAATGTAATAGATCCTTGGCTAATAGACGAATTATATTTGCATACGAGATTTGAGAGCTTCTTTAATGAAAGAGCTGGAGAAATTCAAAATGGATTATATCCGACAGTTACAATACGGCAAATTATGTGGGGGCTTAAGCTAAAACCTTTACCTAGAAAGCGATGGGAGACATGCTTTGATAGACGACTTATCTAATTCGCGATATTAACAGGCACTATTATGAGAAGAATACTAAAAGGAGGATTTAACTATGTTAAATGTAACAAGAAAACTTATCGATTGGTGCGATACTAAATTTGATGAGGCTCTTCATGAAGAAGACGACCGCAAGGCAGCGAGAAAAGCGTTTGCAAGCGGTGCAGTTGAGGGATTCGTGGATGGAGCTGTTCTAATGTATGTACCACTAGTAATTGGTTGCTACATCTACAAAGCTAAACTCAAGAAGAAGTAATCAACTAAGGAGTTGAGGCTACGGCCTCTTCTCTTTTTATTCGCGTAGAAAACACTTTCTATTATGGAGGTGTTACACATGAAGAATCTGTTAATGTGCATGTTGCTTGATGTTGTTGAGCTGTTTTGGAAAGAGATATACAGAGTTTGTTCATATCAAGAAGCGAAAGCTTTTGATGAGAGAAACTTTGGTATTGCAGCAAAATGGACTGGACGAATGGCTGTGTGCTTAGCAAAAGGACATGATGCATACCGTAAAAAGGAAAATCTGGCCCTGTAACAAGGGCCTCTTTCTTTTTTTTTATTCGCGATAAAAACAGAGCCTATTATGAGAAAACTTATTTAATTTCAGGAGGTAATTATTATGATCTTATTTACTATTTTACTGATTACAGTGCTCACTATACTGGCAGTTGCTCTGGTTTGCACCATTGTTGGTGGAATCAGTTTCGCTGTGGTATTTGGTGACGTAATTGTATTCGCGTTTATAGTATGGTTGATCTATAAGATCACCCACAGAAAGAAAAAGAAGCAATCTAATAAAAAGGGTTGAGGCTATGGCCTCTTCTCTTTTTTTTTTCGCGAAATTAACACTCCATATTATGAGAAGATTAAAACAAATAAAAGGAGTGAAAATCATGAAAACATTATTCAAGACTTTGATTACGGTGGTTCTGTTTGGAAAAACTGGACTTGCTAATATCGAAGACATTGAAGCAATGGGCGTGAACATTGCTTGAGCTTAATCTACTAGAAAGAGATGCCGGTGAAAACATGGTGTCTCTTTTTTTTTGTTTTCATGAGATTCGCGAAATTCACAGGGCCTATTATGAGAAGGATAATAGGTCTGGAGAAACCTAGCTTCGGCTAGAGTTATTGTGAAATATGGTTCGATTCCATAGCCTATTGTTTTTCTTTTTAGTTTCACCATAAAACCCCGAGGAGTGGAGAAGAATGGACGTACAGCAATTTATTAAACGCAACGCATCAACAATCTTAACATGTGTAGGTGCCGGTGGCGTAGTAGCAACGGCTATTATGGTAGCAAAGGAATCGCCAAAAGCTTTGTCTTTACTAGAAGATGCAACAGAAGGGAAAGGAGAAAAACTTACTAAATGGGAAAAAGTCAAAATAGCAGGTCCTGTCTATATCCCAGCAGTGATCACTGGTGCAGCAACAATCGCTTGTATATTTGGTTCTAATCTTATTAACAAGCATCAGCAAGCAAGTCTTATGAGCGCATATGCTCTATTAGATAATTCTTATAAAGAATATAAGAAGAAAACTGATGAGTTGTATGGAGAAGAAGCTGGTAGGAACATTCGTGGCGAGATCGCAAAGGACAAGTACACAGGTGACGGTGAATTAATGGAAGATAATAAAGAACTATTCTTCGATTTCTATTCTGGAAGATATTTCGAATCGACAAAAGAAACTGTAATGTGGGCACAGTACGAGACTAATAGAGCAATGTTCGTTAATGGTGCCGTTTGTCTTAATGAATATTACGAGTTTCTTGGGTTAGAGAAGAAGCCGGAATACGAAGATATAGGATGGACTTGCGGTCAAATCGAGGAAATGTATTGGCACCCATGGATCGAATTCGACTATGAAGAAATCATAATTGACGAAGAGACTGAGGATAGTGTTGGTATGGAATGTACCATCATTCATCTTCCGATGGAGCCAGTCATCGGATATCTCGAATACTGATTCGCGAGGTTTACAGGCCCTATTATGGAAAGGAGGCGAAAGCTTTATGGATAAAAGTAAACTTGTAAAGATGGGTTTGAGTGTGCTTGGAGTTGCATTGACTATCGGATCTACGATTGTCAGTGATAAAGTCAAGAGCAATGAACTCGAGGAGACAGTTGCTAAGAAAGTAAACGAAGCGCTAAATAACCAGGTAAAGGAGTCCTAATTGGACTCTTTTACTTTTTATTTTCATTTTTAAGGAGGAACATATAGTGACTAAAATCAACATGGGAGGACTGCTTAAAAACGTCAAAATGGCTCTATCTGACCATAGCCCCGAAATTTTAACAGGCCTTGGTATTGCAGGTATGATCACAACAACCGTCTTGGCAGTTAAAGCTACCCCTAAAGCGCTTGATCTTATCTCCGACGCTGAGTACGAAAAGTACGATGATGAGGGGAATCGCGAACCGCTTACAAAAATCGAGGTAGTTAAGGCAGCGTGGAAGCCGTATATCCCAGCAGCAATCACTTGTGTAACATCTGTAGCATGTCTGATTGGCGCCGGTTCTGTAAATGCAAAACGCAATGCTGCATTGGCGACTGCATATAACTTGGCTAGCAATGCTTTAACTGAGTTTAAAGATGCTACTCTGGAAACCGTTGGCGAGAAGAAGAATCAGGCAATCAACAACAAAGTTGCCGAGAAGCAGATCGAGAAGAACCCCGTTAACCAGTCAGCAATTATCGTTAGTGGAAAGGGAAATACACGTTGCTTCGACACCATTACCAAGCAGAGATTCACATCTGATATCGAGACCATTCGAAGAATCGTAAATGATCTGAACGAGCGCATGATCAATGGAGAAGATTATATTTCTCTAAATGAGTTCTATTACGAGCTTGGACTTGATGGAACATCCATCGGAGAAGATCTGGGTTGGAATATTTCTCGCGGCAAGATCAAAGTAGACTTCAATGCACAATTGGATTCAGATGGCGTGCCGTGTATCGTAATCGATTATGTGGTTCCGCCTGAATATGGCTATAGTCGCTACAGATAATTCGCGAAATTTACATTCACTATTATGAGGGAAACCTAATTTAAAAACTATTTTTGAAAGGAGTTATTTACTATGGATAACGAAATGATGAACTATGATGAGGTCATGGAGCCTGAAGTCGAAACTACTGAGGTTGAAACTGAGGAGTCTAGTATTCGTCCTGGCATGGTAGTGCTGATTGGTGCTGGTTTGACCGCTGCAGGTATTGCAGCTGTTAAGCTGGGCAAGAAAGCATTTGCCAAGATCAAGGCGAAGAAGGAAGCCAAGGAAGCTGAAGAAGACGATTTCGTCGAAGTGGACGATGATGAGGACATCGACGAAGCCAAGTAAACTATTATCAAATCGGTAATTAAAGGTGGTGTTTACTGAAAGTGGAGAGCATCCGTAACAGGGTGTTCTCTTCTTTCTCCGCCTGGCTATGAGGATTTAACTATGAATTTGTATGTTTACAATGGCCCTGTTATGGAATTCGATAGGGTTATTGCTAATCGCTGGAGCGCGTCTACCAGAGCTGAGAGTGAAAAGAAGGCCAGGAGCAATCTCGCCTACCAATTCAAAATGCAGTATGGACGAGCTCCACGGTCCAGGATAACGATTCCTGGAAAACTAATTATTGAAGGAGATGAACAGCAAAGTGGCTGAGACTGATATGACCACATTGTATGATAACCTGCCTGATAATTCTCACACGAATCGTGACGCAAAGAAAGAGCCTCAGAAAGCTGAGGGGAAGCGTGCTGAGAAGGTTATTAAAGGCAAGGCAAAAGTCAAGAAGAACGAGGTCCGTAAGCTGACAGATGTCTTTATTTCTGAGGATGTCTCTAACGTCAAAAGTTATATTTTGATGGACGTAATTGTCCCAGCGGTAAAGAAAGCTATTTATGATTTGGTCGTCGGTACACTCGATATGAGTCTGTATGGTGGACGTGGTGGCAGTGGCAAGCGTCCTACTGCTGATAAGGTAAGTTATCGTGACTACAATAGTGTGAGTCGACGTGATGATCGCACTTATAATACCAATCGAACTGCTTCTGGGTATAGTTATGACGATATTATCGTTGATACTCGAGGTGAGGCCGAGTCTGTCCTGGCACGAATGGACGAGATCATGGAAGAGTACGAATCTGTTAGAGTTGCTGATTTGTATGACCTGGTTGGTGTTACCGGTCAGTATACAGACAACAACTACGGTTGGACTAATATTCGCAACGCAGAGGTAGTTAGGGTACGAGATGGCTACAAGATTAAAATGCCCAGAGCGATCCCTCTTAAGTAACGATAATAAACTGATATAAAGGAGAATGTTCAATTATGAAAACTGAACTTGTAACAAAAGCAAGCAGAACTTTGCATAAGGTTGGGTTCAAATTTAAGAAGCACAGCCCTGAGATTCTTGCAGTGGTCGGCGTTACTGGCACTATTGCTAGTGGCGTACTGGCGTGCAGGGCTACTTTGAAAGTGAATAACATCGTGGATGAAGCCAAGGAAACTATTGAGACTATCCATGATGCTGTAGAGAACCACAGACACACCTCTGATGGTGAGGAATACACTGAGGAAGTTGCTAAGAAAGACCTGACCATCGTCTATGTTCAGACTGGTGTGAAGTTCGTTAAGTTATATGGCCCAGCCGTTGCACTTGGCATTGCCTCTATTGGCTGTATGATTGGTTCTAATCATATTCTGCGTAAGAGAAATATCGCACTGGCAGCTGCATTCAAGGCCGTTGACACTAGTTTCAAGGAGTATCGTGGTCGCCTGATCGATAAATTTGGTAAGGATCTTGACCGTGAGCTTCGCTTCGGTATTAAGGCTAAGGAAGTCGAAGAGACTGTCGTTGATGAGAACGGCAAGGAAACCACCGTTAAGAAAACTATTGAAGTTGCCGATCCTAATGTAACTCACAGCATCTATTCTATTCCTTGGTATGAAGGTAATACTGGTTACACGAAGAATGCAGAACTTAACAAGGTATTCCTGATTCAGCAGCAGAATTATGCAAACGACAAGCTTAAGCTGAACGGCATTCTTACTCTGAATGAGGTTTATGATATGCTTGGCGCACGTAGAACAAAGTATGGTCAGATTGCAGGCTGGGTTTACACTGACGATTGTAGCGCTGGCGATAACTTTGTAGATTTCGGTATCTTCGATCCTAATAATCGGGGTGCTTGCGATTTCCTGATCGGTGACGAGAGAGCTGTTATTCTTGACTTCAACTGCATCGGTAACATTCTGGAGTATATGTGAAATTCTCCGCGCCTGAGCAATCTCGGATTGACAGGTACGATGCAAGACATATTTGACTTCCCTTGGCTATTTCCTATTTGAAAGCCAGTGAGGTTTGTAAAGGAGATGAATGACGATGACAGGTAAGGAACTGATCATTTATATTTTGCAAAATGACCTAGAGAACGAAGTCGTCATCAAAGACGGTGTCTTCGTCTGGCTTATGGACGAAGAAGAAGCTGCTGTTAAATTTGGTGTAGGTGTAGCAACTATTAGAGCATGGTATGTTTGCGGAATGCTTAGTGGTACAAAAATCGGAGATCGTTTATATTTCTTACGAAATGTTAATGATCCAAGGAAAAAGGATGATAAACATGAATAGTAAAAAGACAGTAGTATCTTGCTTATTGGCTACTTTATCAGGTATATGTTTTGTGACCGGCATATCCCTTTTAGTATATGAAGGGAGTGCCGAGGAGCATGGAACGTACAAAGAAACTGCTATCAACCATTGAGCATTTAATAAGCACCAAGCGCAGACGGCACATTATTGCTGGCGTATTGCTTAGTGCAGCTCTATTCGCAGGAGGTCTTGCTGCTACGGTATTGTCAGTAAAGATTGATGAAAGAGATGAATATGAGCAGATTTATGAGGAGATTGATAATGAGTAACAAACTGCTTAATGCTATCATGTTTACTGTTGGGGCCGCTATTGGCTCCGCAGTAACATGGAAGCTCGTGAAAGATAAGTACGAGCAAATTGCGAACGACGATATTGCTTCTGTAAGAGAAGAGTATAAGGATCTCTTGAGCAAGATGAAAAAGAAGCTTCAGGAAAGTGTCGAGTATGCAGAACCTCAAAATGAAAAGACCGACGAAGACCATTCCGAGGATGACAAGAAAGACACTATTAAAGAAGAGAAGAAACGGGTCGAATATCATCAGATGACCTCTAGATATCGTAGTTCGGAAGACGATAAGGAAGGAGGCGAATGGGATCAAAATGAGGACGAAGTTCAGCGCATTAACGGTCCGTATGTGATTACTCCTGATGAGTTTAGTTCTAGTCCTCCTGGTTATAATGTGCAGCCCCTTGACTATTTCGCAGATGGAATTCTTGCAGATGACTGGGGCATGACTCTAGACATTGATGAAACTATCGGCGAGGAATCTTTGGATCATTTCGGCGAGTACGTTGATGATGTCATATATGTCAGAAATGAACGAACTGAAATCGACTACGAGGTAACCAAGGATCCTAGAACGTATAAGGATGCGCTGCAAACTAACCCTGATCCCTATTATGGCAAGTATGAGACTTGAAGACAGAGTAAAATCTGACTATTTCGAGTGGATGTATGACCTTATGTGCGGAGGGCGATTTACTAACGGCATTAGTTACCGGCAGCTTTTTACGTTTCTCCACGACGTTGAGTTTGTATATTTCATCCCTCACGATGAAAACCGAGCAGAAGATGGCATTGCTTTAAGGTATCGTTTTTGTGTGTTTCACGATTGCGAGGATCTTGAGTACTGCCTTGATGGTCCATGCAGTGTTTTGGAAATGATGGTTGCTCTAGCAATTCGATGTGAAGAGCGTATCATGGCCGACCCTGCGAAAGGCGATCGAACTGCACAATGGTTCTGGGGTATGGTAAATAGCTTAGGTTTAAGCTCCATGACTGATTACAATTTCAATGAATGGCTCGTGAATGATGTCGTCACAAGATTCTTAAAACGTGAGTATGACCGTGACGGTAAAGGTAGTCTATTCACGATTAAAAGATGGAATCGTGATGCACGAGACGCTGAGATTTGGCATCAGCTGATGGCATACCTAAACACCCTGGATTGATTTAAAAGAAAGGAGGCTACAGAATGTAATGCTCGATTTTTTCACAGTAGCGACTCGCATTAGAAAACCCGGGTATACGGAGATCTATCCAGCATTTCAAATTAAGCATGTGGAAGATCTCATGATTAGAGGCGGTGACTTCTATGCAGTGTGGGTCGAAGATCGGGGTTTGTGGTCTACCGATGAACAGGATGTTGTGCAGCTGGTGGATCGCGAATTAACTAAGTACGCAGAAGAGCACAAAGGCGAAATCGACGGAAATGTGAAAATATGCTATATGCGAAGTTCCGAAAGCGGAATGATCGATAATTGGCATAAATATTGTCAGAAACAGATGAGAGATTCTTATCATGTGCTCGATGAGAAACTCTTATTTGCTAATGATGGTACAAATAAGAAGGATTATGCCAGTAAGAGGCTTAGCTACCCTCTTGAACCTGGCGAATGCCCTGCTTATGAGAAGATCATTTCCACATTATATTCTGAAGAGGAGCGGCGCAAACTCGAATGGGCTATCGGTTCTATTGTTACAGGCGACTCAAGAACACTGCAGAAGTTCTTGGTTCTGTATGGTGGCCCCGGTACAGGTAAGTCAACAATCTTGAATATTATTCAGGAGTTGTTTGATGGTTATCATGCGGTGTTTGATGCGAAGGCCCTTGGTTCCGCCAGTGCTCAGTTTGCGCTTGAACCATTTAAGAAGAACCCTCTTGTCGCTATTCAACATGATGGTGACTTGTCTAAGATCGAAGATAACACTCGATTGAATAGTGTTGTTTCTCACGAATGGATGAGCGTGAACGAAAAGCATAAGGCTCAGTATGAGAATCGCTTTATTTGTTTCTTGTTCATGGGCACGAATAAACCGGTTAAGATTACCGATGGTAAGTCTGGTATTCTTCGACGTTTAATTGATGTTACTCCTTCTGGTAACAAGATCCCGTCTCGAGAGTATAAGAAGCTTATGAAGCAAGTTCAGTTTGAGCTTGGTCCGATTGCTTATCATTGTAAGGAAGTATATTTGTCTGATCCCGGCCGGTATGATGAGTATATGCCTACTTCAATGATGAGCGCATCCAATGACTTCTATAACTTCATGATCGATTCGTATCATGTTTTCAAGAGAGACGACGGTACGACTTTGAAGGCTGCTTGGGAGATGTACAAGACTTACGTTGATGATGCAAAGGTTCCTTATTCTCTCTCAAAGATGTACTTCCGGTCTGAACTTATGAACTATTTCCGAGAATTCCATGAGAGGTTTACTACTGAGTCTGGTGAGAGAGCTCGCAGCTATTATGTCGGGTTCAGAACTGAGAAGTTCGAGAACGAAGACGATGGTGTAGCTAGTGAGACATCAGAGGATAGTTCGGCTAAGAATAAGCCTGATGAGGTCGTCATTCCTGATTGGCTCAAAATGGAAGAACAAGAGTCCATATTTGACAAGGAATGTGCAGACTGTCTTGCTCAGAAAGCCTCCTCTAAGGAAACTCCATCTCGAAAATGGGATGATGTGAAAACCACATTGTCGAAGATTGATACTTCTAAACTGCATTATGTTAAAGTTCCGGAGAATCACATTGTCATAGACTTTGATATTCGTGATGAAACCGGTAAGAAGTCTTTTCAAAAGAATCTAGAAGCGGCAAAGGAGTGGCCGCCTACATATGCAGAGTTGAGTAAGAGCGGTGCTGGCATCCATCTTCATTATATTTATAGTGGAGATGTTACAAAGCTTAGCCGCATATATGATGATGACATTGAAATCAAAGTATTCACCGGTAAGAGCTCGCTAAGACGGTTGTTAACCAAGTGTAACGCTCTGGCTATTGCAACCATTAGCTCTGGTTTACCGTTGAAAGGAGATGATAAGTTGGCTGCTAATTGGGATGGTATTAAGAACGAAAAGATGCTTCGTACCATGATCAAGCGAAATTTGAATAAAGAGTATCATGCCGCAACTAAGCCTAGTATTGATTATATTGCTAAGTTACTTGACGATGCGTATAACAGCGGGATTGGTTATGATGTGAGTGATTTGAAGAATGAGATCTTTGCTTTTGCAGCAGGAAGCACTCATCAGGCAGATTACTGTATTAAGCTGGCTAATAAGATGAAGTTTAAATCGGAGGAACCAAATCCAGCAGGCAACGCTGATAAAGATGAGCTAGTCTTCTATGACGTAGAGGTATTTCCGAATCTGTTTCTGGTTAACTGGAAGATTGCTGGATTAGGCAAGCCAGTAGTTCGAATGATTAATCCGAAGCCTCATGAAATTGAAGAACTTCTGAAGTTTAAACTGGTTGGATTTAATGTGCGCAGATATGACTCACATATGTTGTATGCTTGTTTGTTAGGCTATACCAATGAACAGCTTTATAATTTATCCAAGAGTATTATTAATGCTCAAAAAGGAGACAGAAATAAAGCGTTTTTTGGCGAGGCTTACAATCTTTCTTACACTGATATTTACGACTTTGCTGCAAAAAAGATGTCCCTTAAAAAATGGGAAATTGAATTAGGCAACATTTCTAGAGATGAACTTGTTAAGAAGGGGTTCTCTGAAGAAGAGATTAATATTATTAAGGCAGGATCACACCATCAGGAGTTAGGTTTGAAGTGGGATCAGCCAGTTCCAGAGGAACTTTGGGAGAAAGTCGCTGAATATTGCGATAACGATGTAATTTCTAGTGAAGCGGTATTTACGTATCTCAAAGGCGACTTTACTGCTCGACAGATTCTTGCTGATTTAGCAGGAGGCACTGTTAATGATACTACCAACAGTTTAACTACAAAGATCGTGTTCGGTAAAGAGCGTAAGCCAAAGTTGGTTTATACTGATCTTGCTACTGGTGAGCAATTTGCCGATGTTGGAGTATCTAAATCACCAAGCAATGTGGTCAATGCCTTCGCCGGATATGAATTTGTGCAATTCGGTGAGGATGGAAAGTCGCATAACATGTATCGCGGAACCGACATTGGATTCGGAGGCTATATAGTATCCTTCCCTGGCATTTACACGAAGGTCGCTATGTTGGATGTAAATTCCCTTCATCCAAACTCTATTAGAGCTATGAATTGCTTTGGCGACTATACAAAAAACTTCACTGATATTTTGGACGCTCGTGTTGCAATTAAGCATGGCGATTATGATACTGCTCGCACCATGCTTAATGGCAGACTTGCTCCATATCTAGAAGATGAGTCTACTGCGAAGGATCTTGCTCAGGCCCTGAAAATCGCAATCAACAGTGTGTACGGACTTACTGCTGCAAGCTTTGATAATCCGTTCAGGGATATTCGCAATAAGAATAATATTGTAGCCCTGAGGGGAGCTCTCTTTATGCGAACTCTTCAGGACGAGGTTGAAAGTCGTGGCTATCAGATTGTGGCGATCAAGACAGATTCAATCAAAATTGCTAATGCAGACAAGGAGATCGTTGATTTCTGCATGAAATTCGCTGAGAAGTATTCTTATAAATTCGATCACGAATGCACCTATGAGCGAATTTGTCAGATCAACGATGCTGACTATATTGCGAAATATGCAGATTCAAAATGGTGCGAATCCGTGTATGGGTATGTTCCTAGCGACAATGCCAAGGCTGAAAAGAAAGGGATGATGTGGACCGCAACAGGTAAGCAGTTCCAAATTCCGTATGTCTTCAAGACTTTGTTCAGCAAAGAACCTATCGAGTTTGAGGATCTTTGCGAAGCCAAGGAAGTTAAGACATCTATTTATGTTGACATGAATGAAGACCTTCTTGAAGGTGAACACGATTACCACTTTGTTGGAAAAGTGGGTAATTTCTGCCCGATTAAGCCAGGCTGTGGCGGTGGAGTACTTGTTCGAGAAAGCAAAGCTAAAGATGGAAGTCTCAAGTATGATTCTGTCACTGGTACTCTTAGAGCTGATAAGACTCCATATCGCTGGCTTGAAGCTGAAGCAGTAAAGACACTTGGTAAGGAAGACGATATTGATAAGAGCTATCATCGAGCTCTTGTTGATAAGGCGGTCGACTTTATTTCTCAATATGGCGACTTCGAACGTTTTGTAGCAGAGGAGCCCTATGGAACTGCTGGAATCGACTTCCCTCCAGATGAAGATCCCCCGTGGTACACTGACGAGGAATTAAAGCAGATTCAAGAAGCAATCGCAGAAGCTGAGCGAGAAGATCTGCCATTTTACTTTGGCCCCACACGTAAAAGACCACTAAATGAAACTGACGACGGCGATGCATTCGCTAAACGTTAACCCCACAAACAATCACAATCAACTAAAACAAAAATATATTTTTAAAGGAGATTATTATTTATGAATTTGGTATTCGCGCCGAAAGGCATTCTTCAGATTGATGACGCAAGAATTATTTTCAAGAACTTTGAAGGTAGAGGCGATAAGTTCAACCGCGAAGGTGATCGTAACTTCTCTCTGCTTATCGAGGATCCCAACACTGCCGATGCTCTGGTTGCAGAGGGTTGGAATGTTAAGATTAAGCCTGCTCGTGACGAGGACGAGAATGACTTCATGAGACTTCCTGTCAAGCTTAAGTTCACTGACTACGGTCCTAAGGTATATCTGGTCAGTGGCGATCGTAGAGTTGAGCTCGATGAGGAGAGTATCGGTTGTCTCGATAACATTGACATTGAATCTGTCGACATGGACATTCGTCCGTATGATTGGGACGTCAATGGTCGTACTGGTCGAACTGCTTATCTGCAGTCTATGCAGGTTACTCAGCGGATTGATCGGTTTGCAGCTCGTTACGCAAACATGGAGGAAGAGGAGTAATACGAACTAAATAACTGAAAGGGGATTTATATTTTATGAATAAGAATGTCAACAGTGTAGCAAGCATCGGTGTAACCAACCTCACCACCATGAGCATTAGCAAGATTGTAACTTTTGCAGGTGCTACTCTGATGTTTATTGGTGTTGGAGGTATGCTGCTGTCTAATAAGACGCTCACTGAGCCTGAAGTTAAGTATCTGCGTGAGCATATTAATATGAAGTAATTCGCGATATAAACATCTTCTATTATGGAGGTGTTAATCATGTCAGCAATAAAGAGACATTTGGAGGATCTCATCTATACAATGACATATAACGAACTACATAGTTTGTTGAAGTCAGAGGGATGGACTGACGAAGAGATCAAAGAATTGTATGACGCGTATCACTGAATGAAAGGAGGAGACCTGGTGGAGACACTGGGTCTCTTCTCTTTTATATTTTTGAGAATAAATTCGCGAAATTAACAGCCCCTATTATGAGAGGAAACGATAAGATCTACTTCTCACATTATGTGAGATCGATCATGTATGCAGTGAAATTCTGAGCACTTCGGTTCCTCTTCTCTTTTGGGCCTTTAGCTCAGTTGGTCAGAGCAGTTGACTCATAATCATCAGGTCGTGGGATCATGCCCCACAGGGCCCACCATACGGAGAAGTAACCAAGTGGATGAAGGTATCGGACTTGAAATCCGACAGGAGCTTATAGCTCGCAAGGGTTCGAATCCCTTCTTCTCCGCCACATAGGGATGTCGCCAAGCGGTTAAGGCACAAGACTTTGACTCTTGTATCATAGGTTCGATTCCTATCATCCCTGCCAATTAGACATAGCAGTCGGCTTTGGCTATGTCGGGAACAAGTAGCGCTAGTTCTTTACCCCACTCAGCCTCTCAACGATGCGTAAATGAGTGGCCGACAATCGATCTGTGACGTAAAAGCTGTTCGGGAAGTTTTTATAGAGGTCTTACCACAGGTTAGTGCTTTCTGATAATGCAGAGGTAACCGTATGCCCGAAATACCGCTTGAATGGCGAAAAAAGCACCATAGGATCAGCCGCCCTATGCATATAAATAGCGGCTTTTGTATTTGGGCGTGTGGTGGAATTGGCATACACATCGGATTTAAGTCCCGATGCCGAAAGGATTGAGGGTTCAAATCCCTCCACGCTCACCAATAAGTCCACTTGAAACGATACATAGTGGCTGGCTTATCGACTACGATTACGGAGATGAGAATGTGGTATAAGCGCTCCGTCATCAAATGCAAATCGAGCTGGTAAGAGACACTAATTACAGCTTAATCGCACAAGGGCATGTGCAGTCAAACATATCGATACTCAGAACCAGCGGGATTAAGTAGAGTTTGACCTAGGAGTAGCACTAGAAGCATTAATATTTTACTCTGGCTACAATCAATGAACCGAGGCGAGGAATGCAAAATTATGGCGTGGTTCTAGCAGTCTTCGGACTAGGTTAGAGTGTAGGTTTACTGATTCAGAGAAATAAAAATTAATTTATGTCAGAGTAGTCGAATTGGTAGAGACACCAAGACAATAGGTACTTCGTACGTGGTTTCGGTCCGTACTTCATACGAAGAGGGCGCCACAGAAGATATTGCAGGTTCGAGTCCTCCCTCTGACACCAAAACTAAACCCACAGGGAGTGGAGCAATCATGAAAAAGCAAGAATATTTGGATTTAAAGAAGAAACACCAGAAGGAGTTCGAGGATTTTCCAATCGCTTATGCTTTTAATGATGAGCAACTAAAAGAGGCTCTTGAGAAACTAGGAGCCTCAAAAGAAGAATGTGTAACAGTATTTGGTCATGGTGATATTGTTAAGCGAACTGATGCAAAAGCTCTTATTGCAATGATGAAGCGACATGACAAGGAATTGAAGCAGAAACTCAGAGACGACATAGAGTTTGCAGAAGCAGCATTTCTTTATGAAATGGACAACCATGAGTATGCTATTAACTGGTCTGCTGATGAAGATGTCTTAGCAGCATTCGGTATTACTTTTGAGTTCATTCGAAAACATGGTCTTCAAATGGCGTACGATCGAGCACGTAATCAGCATATGAGAAATGCTCAAGAATGGGGCATGATCTAATATGGAGAACTGGAGAACATATGAACCAAAATTCAGATATATGATGCTAAGCCGTATGAAATCAGACTGTGATTACTATTTAGGAAATGGCAATCGCTACGCAGATCATCTCTGGGCAGGTAACGAGTTTAATCAAATAATGAACATGAAGGCTCTCTGGGAAACCTTTGAGCCTGAAGATAGTCCAGAGTGGTTAACTAAGGAAGAGCTAAAAGAGTATGCTCGTCAGATGGGAGTCGATCTAAATGACTGGTAAGAAACGCTGGGGTTGCCAAGTAGATAAACGAACTGCTGAGATTTACAAACAATATTTTAGAGAGAATGATATTTACTTTGAACTAAGTGAGGCTTATGACTTGGTTCATATTTCTTTCATGGTCACTGACGAAGAAATGGACAAATTAACTAAATGGCTTAAAACAAATCCGTTTGCCAGAGGTGCTGACCATGAGTAACGAGAATCATATTATCTGGAGCAATTTCAATCTTGATATCGAAGATGGTTGGAGAGAAACTTATTTGGAATGTGCAGTAATTAATGACTGGGACGATGAACCGGACGACTGCGAGATTTATGAGTATATGGCAGAAGTTAATAGTATGTATCTCGATGATGAACGGATGAACCTAGACATTGATATTTCACAACCCATAATCGCGATAGCTGATCTCGGTCTTTGGAATGGACGTTTCTCAGGCTATAAGGAACTGAACAGCTGTAATATTAAAGATTGTTTGAATGGCTTTGATTCTTGTGAGTATCACGAATGGTATGTTGATACTTATGGTGATTTACGGTGCAAAGCTGCCCATCATGATGGCACCAATTATATTTTGTATCGTGCATATAGGGACGATGCTTCTGATGAAACAATAGAAGAATTTCTAGGTAAGATTTATGACGGTTCTGTTACACAGGATGATATAGACGCAGTTACTCGTGGATTAGGAAACGAAGTCGCTAAAGTTTATGGATGGTAAAACTAAATTGTTCAAATAAAAGGAGAATGAAAAATGTTTAATGGCAATTTCAATGATATTTTCATCTATGTACAAACTAAGAGACAGATTGTCAGGATCGATGAGGGATCCGGTGATAATTTAACTGACGACGATATTGCTCAGGGTTACGTCGATTATATTTACTATGAGGTCTATAATGTGCAGCAAGACTTTCCTGAAACTGATGGCGGCATGATTATGCTAAAAGAACCATTTCAAGAGAAATTTAAGTCTACTAAAGATGCCATCCCTGCGGTACTTGATATGGCCTATGGCGATGAATCTATCGGATACATTGTATTGGATTGAAAGGAGAATATTTTATGAAAAAGCGCGGTATTTTTGGTCTAATCCTGGACTTCATTCTGGTATTTGCAACTGGAGGTCTATGGCTGATTTGGCTTCTGATTAGATACTTAAGACAAAGCTGATTTAGGGCTCGCCTTCGGGTGGGCTCTTTTATATTTGCCGCTAAAGCCATTGGATGCAAGACTAAAAAATTATATGCAAAAGGACGTGGCTATAATGGCACGATTGACTAAATATAAAACTAGATTAACTGAGAACAAGCGAGTAGTACTCGAGAAAGAAGTAAGCATGAACTATCCGGGCGAAAGCTTCTTTATCAAGAGCCCTGAAGATGTGGCGATCATTGGAAAAAACTACATGCGTATTCATGAAGAGGCTGAAGAGTATATGCATATGATTTGCTTGAATACTAAAAATCGTATTGTTGGGGTGTTTGAGATTTCTCACGGGAATGTTAACAGTTCTATTGTTGGAACTCGAGAGATATTCCAGAAAGCTCTTCTGGCGAACGCGGTGTCTATTATTCTCATGCATAACCATCCAAGTGGTGATCCAAAACCCAGCCGTGAAGACGTCGAGGTTACTAAGAGATTAGCAGAGGCTGGCAAAATTCTTGGTGTTCAAGTACTGGATCATCTCGTTATAGGCGACCGATACGTAAGTTTGAAAGAGGCAGGCCATATGTGATGAATGAACAATTATATTTGGTAGAACTCATTGGTATTGATGGCAATTTTATTGGATTGGAGAAGTTCTTTATGAAAGAGCATGCAATAGGGTTTATCGACGAGTATTCCGATAGTTCATCATATTGCAATTTATTTGAAGCTAAACAATTGGATTATTGAAAGGAGATTCCTATGATTTTCACAACTACGTCTACTTGGGATAACGGTTCTGGGTGTGCTTATTATACTAAAGAGAAATTTCTTGAAGAAGTGGCTGCAATGATCGACGATTGCGTTGCAAATGGTGGTACTCACTTTGATGCTGAGATAACGACTGATGCAAGCTGCTATTTAATAGAAGAATCTAAGGAGCTGACTTAATTGGATATAGTGGAGTATGTCGAAACAGTCTTAGGACTGGAACTACTAGATTATCAGAAAGCGTTTCTCAGAGATTTGTATGAAGAGTATAAAAATAAGAAAGACATGCGAATCCTCATGCATCCTCATATCGGTCGAAATTATTTTTACACGTATTTAAAACAAAATAATCTACCAATCTGTAAGGAGCTGACTCAAAGTGGCAAGACACCTAATAGTAATAACTAGATGTCCGTTATGCGGAGAAAATGTTGAACAGGTTCCTGATGGCGTTCTCAAAGCCAATCCTGACAAGTATGACGCAGAAATGGTCGTAACGAGAACTGGACTAAAACAATATCTTCATAGCTCATGCTGGTACAAGATGATAAAAGAAAAGCGAGCATACGATGGAAAATTGTATATGTAGAGGGGCTTAACGGCCTCTCTTTATTTTTTTTGAAAGGAGAAATCTAATGAGAGTTTATGAAAAACATTCAAGTCAAGACTTTATCTATCCCGACGAGATGAAACGTATTCTCGATTATCTGAACGAGCATGGGACGCTTCTAGTAAAACCGTTGACAGTTGAAAAGCTATATCGCGAGTTTTCGGAAGACGAGTACTGTGCGAGTTGGATGTGCGTCAACGATAATCTGCTTGAAGAATTTGCAGACTGGCTTGATGAAGTTGATATTTGAAAGGAGAAAACTAAATGAGTATTGAATACGACAACTACCTGGCTGAACATCGAGCCAATGTGGGCAAAGGCCTCTATTGGTTTAGAAATAATCTTCCAGAATATCTGGCAGGTAACGAACGTGCTCTGTCTGTGCTCGCTTGTAATCACGATTATACCAAAGACGGCCCAAAAGAATATTATGCGTACGATCAGTATTTTTATGGTGGACAGAAAACAAAAGAGGTTGAAGAAGAATTTAACAAAGCTTGGCTGCACCATATTCATAGCAATCCGCATCATTGGCAGCATTGGGTTCTCATCAATGATGAAGCCGAAGAAGGTATCGTAACTCTTCGCATGCCTTATTATTATGTCATTGAGATGATCTGCGACTGGTGGGCGTTCAGTTGGAATAAGGGTAATCTGTATGAGATTTTCGACTGGTATGATAAACACAAGGACTATATGAAACTTCATGCAGACACTAGAGAGCTAGTTGAGGAAATCCTTAGTAAAATGAAGGAAAAGTTGGATGAGGGTTCAGCTAGTGATAATGGATGAGTACAGCAGTCAAAGCCAAACCATTTCTATACGACTTCCAAATGGCTGCTGTTAAGAAAGCTAGGAACGGCTGTATATTTAACGGCAGCGTTGGATCTGGTAAATCTCGTACCGGACTCTTCTATTATTTCAAGGAACAGGGAGGTTGGATAGAGGGCTCTGATTATACTCCGATGAAGAACCCAAAAGACCTTTATATAATCACAACCGCTAAGAAACGAGATTCTTTGGAATGGAACGGTGAACTGGCCTTATACCGTTTATCCACGGATCCAAAGACGAATCACTATAAGAATAAAGTAGTGGTTGACAGCTGGAATAACATTAAGAAATATGCTGATGTCCAAGGCCAATTCTTTATCTTAGATGAAGATCGTGTAACAGGTTCAGGTGCATGGGTTAAGGCCTTCCTTAAAATAGCAAAGCATAATGACTGGGTTATTCTTTCAGCAACTCCTGGTGATACCTATATGGATTATTGGGCTGTCTTTGTTGCTAATGGATTCTACAAAAATAAGACTGAATTCCAGCGAGAGCATGTTATCTATTCAAGGTTTACTAAGTATCCTCAGATTGAACGCTATATCAATACTCAGCGTCTCGAACGACTCCGTGACAGAATCCTCATCGATATGGTTGTCCAACGACATACTAAACCTCACCATGAAGATGTGTACTGCAGGTACGATGTTCCATTCTATAAAGATGTCTTTAAGAAACGCTGGGATCCATTCAAGGATGAACCAGTCCAGCAAGCTTCTAGTCTCTGCTATGTTTTACGTCGTATTGTAAACATGGATGAGTCCAGGCAAGTTGCTTTGCTTGAGCTATTAGAAGACCATCCAAAAGCAATTATATTTTACAACTTTGACTATGAGCGAGATATTCTTCTAAATCTTGGTTATGTGGAAGGAACTAAAATTGCTGAATGGTCTGGTCACGCTCATCAACCGGTTCCAACGGGTAAAAGGTGGGTTTATCTGACCCAGTACACTTCAGGCTGCGAAGGCTGGAATTGCATCACCTGCGATACAATTATATTTTACAGTCAAAATTACAGCTATAAAGTCATGACTCAGGCCGCAGGAAGAATCGATAGACTCAATACCAAATTCATTGACCTCTATTACTATCACCTCAAATCACGCTCCGGCATCGATCTCGCGATCAGCAAAGCCCTCCAAGAGAAGAAAAAATTCAACGAGTCAAGATGGCTTGCTAAGTGGATTTAACTTCGCGAAATTTACACGTACTATTATGAGAAGGGAAACTGTTAGCTCAATAGTAGAGCACTAGATTACATCTAGGGATGGTAGTTCAAATCTACCACAGGTTCTCTTTCTCTTTGTTTTGTCTGACAATGTATTTTGAAAGGAGAAATTTTTATGATTAGAAACAATGAACTCGTAAGTATCCTCATTGGTATCGCAGGTCTGGTTAGCGTTGGTTACGCAATCGGCACTCATACCAAACTAGCTAAAGTCAGTGAGCGACTCGATAAAGGCATCGATGAACTTGCTGACGATATGGAATTCGATATTCCTGAGGAACTCATCAACAAGGCTGTTGAAAAAGCGGTTCAGGTTGAAGCAAAGAAAGCCGTTGAGCGAGCTACGAACGAAACAGTCGCTGCTGTGAAAAAGGACGTTCGCTTTGAGGTTGAGCAGGCAGTGGATAAGGAATACGAGCGAATCAAAGATACTGTCTTGAAAGAACTTACTGCTTCCGCATCTAAGATTGACATTTCTCGTGTGAGAAGAGATATCGAGAAAGCTGCTAAAGAGGCTGCTCTTGAGAAGTTTGATGACAATCTCGATGATATTTTAGAGAAGTTCAATGGCAGTCTCGATAATACTACTAAGATTTATAGCTCTATTAGAGAGGCAATCACCAGAGGCTCAAATTCTGGCAAAGAGTTCGTAGTTCGACTGGATTGATTTTTTGAAAGGGGAATAATATGAAGCTTAAAACTTCTCTTGAATATCTTGAAAAATTGAATTTTATTGATGATTCTACAACGATTATAGTCGTTGTCAACAAAGGAAACAGTCTAAGAAAAGGGGATGAATTATTTCACATCAGCATTCGTGTTAAGGAAGCAAAACAGTTTTTTGGTGATCTTGAAATATTGATCAATAGAATTACCAATGATCCGACTAACTCTTATCATATTTCTCGGTTCGAGTTCTTGCTAGCTTATGAGGCTGACGACTAAAATGAACTTCTCTTCCAAACCCTTCACCGATCTTCAAAAGATTCAACTTCTCCAACGAAGTATCCTCGTCAATTCCTACGCTTATTATGAACTCAATGAAAACATACTCTCAGACTATCAATATGATATGAACACTCGGCAACTCCTTGAATTAAAGAAATCAAATCCTGAAGCATATCAGAAAAGCAGATACCGTAAATATTTCAACGATTTCGAAAGCGGGACTGGTTTCGACTTAACTGATCGTTTGAGATCAAATCGTAAGCTATATCAGAATGTGGCCAGGGATGCACATCTGGCACTACGACTTAAAAAGAATTATGAAACGGAGGATCAATAAATGGCTGGTTGTCTTGCTGCCATCATCGTTCTATTTTTAATCTTAGCTATCTCATGGGGAGCGACATGCGGAATCTTATATTTGATTGCACTTTGCTTCAACATCGCATTCAGTTGGCCAATCGCTACTGGCACTTGGCTAATTTTATTTCTTCTGAGCTGCTTCTTTAAATCCAACAACTCTAGTAAAAAGTAAGGAGGACATATATGACTGACGAAACCAAAGATATTACTAAAATGCCATATGCCTCTTGGCTAGAGCAAGCCTTGCATGATATTTCTGAATACCCTCTTCAGGGGATTGTTCTAGCCGGAATACGCGAGAATGGTGATGTCTATACAAATTATTACGAGCTTTCAATGGCTGCCAAGGTACTTATTGCTGGTATTATCAATCAGGACGCCATGTTAGACACTCTAATTAACAGTGGTTATATCGAAGATGACGATGAGGAGGACGAAGAAGACGATGTCGAAGAGTAAGAATGACATTTTCTATGGCTTTCAATTAAATGAGGGTCAAGAGAAATTTAGAGATGCGATCATGGACGATAACTATATTTTTGTCCTAGCTGATGCTACTGCTGGTTCTGGCAAAACTCTTCTGGCTGTGGCTTGTGCAAATCTTCTTGTCAACTCGGAAAAGAAGTATAAATCTGCTGTTTATATTTTCCCCACCGTAGAAGAATCGTCACTTGGCTACCGACCTGGTAGTACATCAGAAAAAGAGGCTGATTATTTAGGTCCTCTGTACGATGCCCTCGCAAAATGCAACGTAATCCCCAATCAGGCAATATCCTCTGATATTTCTAGAAAAAACGGCACTGATTGGATTGTAGCTAAAAGTGCAACTTTCATGCGAGGCACCAATCTTGAGAATACTGTTGTGATTATTGATGAATGTCAAAACATGAGTATTCCCATTATTAAAAGAATCGTTTCCCGCTGTTATGACAATTGTAAAGTCATTTGCTTAGGATGTCTAGCACAGATGGATGTGCCCCTAAGCAAGTCGGGCTTTGAACAATTGATGAATCACATGGAAGGGTTCGAAGGTTATATTAAATGTGAGCTGCCTGTTAGCTATAGAGGCAGACTTGCTATGCATATCGATAAACTGTAAAGGAGATTTATATTTATGATTAGAAAAGGAACTACTGTAGGCATTAGAGGTAACTGCACACAATACCCTGGTCTTGCTGGAAAAGTTGGAGTTGTTACTTATGTGCCCCGTGGTGAAAAAGGTCGCTTCGGGGTGGAAATCTTTGGGAAGAGAAATAATCTTTCTAAGTATGGTTATTTTTATTTTCCATTTGATCAGTTGTCTGAAATCCATAGCAAAGACTGTAATCAGGTGAGCACCAATATTCTCTCCAAATCTCTGATCTGTACCGATAGCACTATCTGCTTGACAGTACCCGCTAAGTCTTTTCCCTCAATCAAGAACGTATATTTTAACAATCCTGTAACTGTAGTGATCTGGGATGACGGCACTAAGACGATTGTAAAATGTCAGAAGCAAATGGGTGATACATATTCTAAAGAAGCTGGCCTGGCCATGTGTATCGCTAAGAAGGCCTTGGGCAATAAAGGGAACTATTATGATATTTTTAAGAAGTGGATTCCTGAGCTTGAGGACGAGTACGCAAACAGATCGTGTTATAACTGTAAGCATAGATTTGGTGAAGATCCTGAGTGTTGCGTAAACTGTGATCGTGATTTCTCAAATTGGGATCTTGTAGATTGATTCGCTAAATTTACAGCGCCTATTATGAGAGGGAGACCTGGTGGTAACACTGGGTCTCTTTCTCTTTCTTTTTCTGTTTTGTCTGACATTGATATTTTGAAAGGGGACACTAAATGAACACTGAGACATTTAACAAACTCTTAGACGAGCTGGATGGAAATTCACTTGAGACATTAAAGCAGAGAAATGCTAAGTATGCTTCTCCCGATGACTGCTTGCATAATTTTGATTCTGGAGCTGAGATCATGGGAGGAACGCCTGCTCAGTGTGCTTGGGGTTATATGACTAAACATCTCACGGCTCTTCGAGATAAAGTTGAGAGGAACGACTTCAGCGATCGTGAAGATCTGCTTGAGAAGTGTCAGGACATCATTAATTATATTCGATTCATCTGGTTGATTGGAAATGATATGGAAACGGAGAGGGCTACGGACGATATTGTTGATGATACCACAGGAGGGAGATCGGTGTCGATGCCGTTAAGTTGCGAGTATTATAACAGTGGCCAATGCTGGGGTACTAGAGAAGCAGATCCTTGCGATTACGTTTCTGGCAAAGGTTGTCGTTATTGCAATGCAAACGGTCTACATCGATAAGCGAATGAAAGGAGATTAAATGAGAACTGAAAATTGGTACGGGCATGAGATCCGTTTTGTTGAGCTTGACGGTGAGTGGTATGCGATTCTTAAGGATATTTGTGATGCGCTTAAATTAAGAACTGCTAAGATCGCAGAAAGACTTGACCCTAAAATGTTGGAACGAGTTCTTGTTGAGACATCTAACGTCCCTTCAAAGGACCTCAGATATGACCATAAACCTATCGATAAAATTGATCGAGGGATGATTGGCAAAGACATCGGCCGTCGACCTGGTGAAAACAAGACTCGTTGGATGCTGGCCGTTAACGAAGCTGGTATCTATCAGGCTCTATTTGCCAGTCGTAAGCTTGAAGCTCGTAAGTTCCAGTTGTGGACGTTTGATGTTTTGAAGAAACTTCGTAAGAATGTCGGTCTTCAAGGTTATGAAGTTATGCGGATGACCGAACCCGATATTCAGGAGCAGATCGACTGGATTCTTGATAGTCTTTACTGGGACGAAGAACGAGGATGCCTTATGGAGAGTTATACAATTGCTGGTGGAGACGTCGAGCAGCGGCCTTTTGGTGTAGATGAGGAGGAATAAGATATGACTGTTGGAGAGGTTTTCGAAATTGTTGACCGGATTGCATATCTGGTAGAAAAGTGTCAGTCTAATACACCATTAGACGATTCTGACATTGATTCAATCATTGACTATCTCGACGATTATAGCGAGGTTCTAGTCAATGCGGAGGTAAGTGACGTATTTAGTAGGAGGGTTAAAGATGACACCTGAAGAATTTGCAGACAAGATGAGAGAGATTGTCAAGGAATGTGAGGAACGAGAAGTTAACAATGACGCCGAGGGAATTCATTATAACTTAGATATGTGTATGTGCGATCTACTGAGGGAGCTTGGTTATGACGAAGGTGTTAATTTTTTCCTTGCTCAGGAAAGATGGTATGCATGAAAGGGGCTCTATCATGAATGATAAAAGTCTTAATGTCAATCAAATTGTCACTGCCGTTGGTGTGGATGAGGAGGAATAAAACATGACACCTGAAGAATTCGCTAATAAGATGAGAGACATTATCGTCGAGTGGGAAGGGGATGAAGAGTACTGCCATAGCGCCATGGATTGCTGCATGTGCGATCTTTTGAGGGAGCTTGGTTATGGCGAGGGCATTGATATTTTCAATCACCAGCCTAAATGGTATGCGTGAAAGGAGCTCTAACATGAATGACAAAAATCTCGATACATTATGTTCAAAGTAAATACATAATAAACAATTTATAGGAGGATTTATATTTATGGCAAACAAGATCTATTTCACTACTTTTGATGGCGCACTTCTGGACAATCACTATATTGCGAGACTCGGAACTCTTAAGGATGGCAAGCCTGTGGACGCTGAGGACTTCGATTATATTCGTGAGATCGCTGCTTCTTTCAAGGGAATCAAGAAAGAGGTACAGAATCCCTCTGTCAATTATCTTCTCAAGATTGGCAGAAAGTATGCGGCAATCAAGCTGTTCAAGGACAGGCATCCGGAACTCACCCTTGCTCAGGCAAAGGAAGCTATCGACCGCATGGAGGCAAGTATGAGAAAGAAGGCTAATGATGAAAAGAAATGATTTACCTCCTTGCCCATTTTGCGGCAGCAAAGCGATGATTGTGAGAAGCTGGGATACTCAATACGGATTTCAGGTAGCGTGCACTAACTTTGATTGCTTCTTGCATCCTGGGGGAGCTATATACGAGACTCGGGCCGAGGCTGCTAAAGCTTTTAGTCACTGGATCGATATAGCTAAAGATATTATTAAAGATATGGAGGAGTCTAATGATGACTAATGTAGAGCGTACCGAACTGAAGAAGGCTATGGAAGAGAAAAAGCTTATCCGTACATATAAGAATCCTGATGGATCTGATGCTATGACAGACCCCATTCCTGTTTGGAAGCTTGAGCAGCTCATGACTGCTTTTGCCAAGGTTGATATTTTGGAGAAGCAGGTTGCTGAGCTTAAGGATGAACTCAAAGAGGCCAGAGACAAAGCATGCCTGTATTCGGCTGAGAATGCTAAACTCAAAGATCAACTTCAGAGAATTGACGACGAACGACTTATTCATATGTTTGAGCATTGATAAGGGGGATTTATATTTATGGTAGTACTCATTGCAGTAATTGGGTTTAGCATCGCTGCAACACTCATGATCGTTGGTGTATTTATTGGGTCTGATGGGAGGGATAACGAATGATTCCTGAGAATAAAACTACTGGTTCTCTGATTATTGGTTACGACATTAACCATCCTACCGGTAATGCAGTGCTTATCGTCGGTAGAAAGAGAATGAACGAGTCTATTGAAATTATTAACGCTTTCCAAGGAGAAGAAGCAACCGAGCTTTATACGAAGCTGATTACTAAGAAAGAGAGTGATTAAATGGGCGAGTTTGTTGATGAAATTTATCTGTACTACCTTGATGATGGTAATCTGGTTGAGAAGTCGGGCGAGTTATATAGAAGGCCAAAAGAACTCAAAAAATATGAAACCACTGGAACAGTTGTCGTTAAGGTTGACAAAGGCGAATACCGTTACACAGTTTATTTGCAACCTGGGGTTCTTTACAAAGGCGTCTATGTCTGGTTTTATAAGCCGAATAAACGAGCTGCTGCTAAGATATTTAGGGAGCAGCTTATTGATAACATCAGACACTGCCAGGACAAGATCAACTGTATCTGGAAAATATATGACACGCTCGAGAACTACATTCATTAAGGAGGATTTATATTTATGCATAGAAAAATCATTGTCATGGCTTTGTTAGTTATTGCAATGCTTACTGGTTGCGGTATGAACAAGACTGAGACTGTTGATCACTCTGCTTCATCTATCCAATATACCGAAGAACCCCGGGTAAAAACCTCTGAAGTAATCCCCGATCCCGAAGAAATGTTCCCAGATGCTCATGTCGCTATTCTGCTCTACAACAAGCCCACCACATATTATCAGATAACAGAATATGCAGATGGTGATTACGAGGCTTATGTGAATGCTTGTATTGAAGCTGGCTTCAACGATATTCAGTTCAAAGGAGGTAGTGATGGAAACGAAATGTTTTTGGCCTATGACCAGAATCATGAGTTTTATTTGGATGTAGGTATTAGTCCTGACTATGGAATTATAAACATTACTTGCAGTGTTGTTGATGATGAGGAGGAGAAATAGCAATGACCGTCGAAGAGCTTAAGGCTGAGGCTAAGAAACTTGGGTATCGTATTGTACCAGAGCCAGAACGGATAACGCTTATGCCGTGTCCTCTTTGTGGAAAGAAACGTACCGAAGAATGGTTTGAGCAGGGCGGCCTTCGGTTTAGAAAATGTGCTTACTGCGATTTTAGAGGAAGCAGCGGAAGGACCGCGAAGGACGCTAAAACAAAATGGAATGACGCGGTTAAAAAATTTTTAGCATTAAAGGAGGTACCGAGTGATTAAACGTAAGCGAGTTTATATTTGTGATCATTGCGGTGCGGTAGCTTTAGAGCAGACATATTATTTCTACGGCGACTGCCGGAAAGGACCTCCTGAGCACTGGACTAAACTAGGAGATAAAGATTTGTGCCCGACATGTACAGCTATTTATCGTAATTTTAAATATGAAGTTATGGAGGAGAAGTATGATTAAAAACGCAAGGATTCAATCTACTATGCTTGGACGAGAAGACCATGGAGTCATGACTTTTATGATTTATATTAATGCAGATAGTTTCACTTGTGGTGTTGGAGGATATTGTCTTGACGAATTCAACCCTGCTACTCAAACAAGAGTATTCCGAGCTAAGTCTATGGAAGCAATATCTAAGATCTTGGAAGTAGTCGGAGTTGACAAATGGGAGGATCTCCCTGGAAAGTACATTCGCTTCGAGGATAATGGTTGGGGTTCTACAGTAACCAAAATTGGCAATATTATCAATGACAAGTGGTTTGATTTGAGAGAATTCTTTGGGAAAGTGGATGAGGTGAAATAGTAATGATTAAATACAGAGGAATCATACTTTTTGAACTCGAGCGATATCCTGAGAAGTGTAATGAATGCCCAATGTTTACGAGAGCGCCTTATCAATGCCATAATGAGCGAGGAATGGAAGCTAGATGCCTACTTGGTTATATGGATAATGAAGATATGCGAGATTATTCAGGTGCAGAGCTCTTTGCGAAGTGTGGCATTAAAAGTAATCCGAATGTATCTATTAGAAAGGAGAATAAATAATGATCAAACTTGAAAATACAGATGTGATTGGTTGGGAAGCAGCTATTAGAGGAATGCGCAATCCGATGAACTCTTGGAAGAAGAGCGATAGTGAACTTGGGTGCGAAGAAGTCACGGGCTCACACAGGTTTTGTAGAGAATGCGATGACAGCATTTATATTCACGACGCACGCTCTTGTGGTCGCGGCAACACTCCAGGCTTTGTTCTTGGCCTCAACGATTATGACCTCATGACTCGTCTTCGCAACGCCGGCACCGATCACCGTAAGTTCATGCGGATGATTACCGTGTATGTTGATATTACGGCTCCACTGTATTGGTGGAAGGAATTCGATACATACAAGGTTGGTACAGTTGCAAACTCTTGCTCCACTATGCACAAGATTCATGCTAAAAGATTTGAACGCGAAGATTTCAGTATAGAACACCTTGACAATTGCGACGAGCAGCATTGGATGGTTTGCATGGATAACATTATTTCTGCCATGAATGTTGCAAGAGATAAATATCTTGAAACTAAAGACAAGAAATATTGGTGGCAGATGATCCAGCTTCTCCCGACTTCCTACAACCAGAAACGTACAGTTATGCTGAACTATGAGGTTCTGGCAAATATGTATAAGTCTCGTAAGAACCACAAATTGGATTGTTGGCATACCTTCTGCGACTGGGTTGAGAGTTTACCTCATTCAGAGCTGATTACTGGAAAGGAGGATAGTGATGACTAGTGAACAATATCGAACCTATCTTATAGAGTCTATTAAAATCGGAGCTCAGATGATGCATGATATGGCAGAGGATATTGCTGGAACATCTGATATTATTTCAAACTTAACAGTGACGATCAACTTCGATCCAGAAATGAGATCTATTCCAGAGTTAACAATTGAAAGATCGCATTATCCTAATCAGGATCAATTGGGCCGATTGTCTGATATGAGAAAATCATTTAAGGAGAATAAGAATGCTTGACGGAGTAAAAGAAACTTTATGTACTCGCTGTGCTCATCGAGAAGTATGCGCCTATAAACAGGATTACCTTGACGTTCTTAAAACAGTTGAAAATGCAAAGGTAGTTAGGGACACACCAGATGGAAAAATCACATCAAAGAAAGTGACTTGCTATGACTTCATCGGAAATATCTCTATTAGTTGTAAGTACCATCAAAACTGGACAGAAACCTATCGATCTAAAGAAGTAGTTGATTAGTACACAGAGATGAATGGGCAAAAGATGACTGATTTTTAAAATTGATTAAAAGGAGAAGAATATTTATGTTAATTAAACGAACTTGGACAAAATACAGCATGAAGGCACGGACGAACTATTACTACAAAGGATATTTTCTACTAGGGTTTATTCCAATCTTTATTGCTAGAGATACCAAACGGTAATTAAAAGAAAGGTAAACATATGAGACGATTCATTATATTCACAGACGAAGAGCTCGACAAAATGAAGTCAGGCCAACTGGTTGTATGTGAGAATTGTGATTTTTCTGAATCTGGAGACGATGAGCCCTATGATGTTTTCTGCGTTTCTGAAGATTGGTGGAAACAGTACACCAGTGAGGATAATCTTCCTTGAATCTTACTAATGGAGAGATTAATAATGTATAAAATAGGTATCAGCAAAGAAGCTATGAAGAATATTACAGAATCTAGTTCATTTACATGGCCAATCTCAATAGACGAATTCCTATCTAAATTTGCAATTAAATGGACTGGCAATAACCTAAAGGAGATTCAGGAGCTTGTTGGTAGAGATCGAGCGACAATGTTGATATCTCCTCGTCTGGTTATCCATACTATTGATAGACCTCGCTACCCTGAAATAGGGGACTGGATTGTCAAGGTTGGAAATGACATTTACATCGACAAACTGCCTAGGAAGGAGAATCTGTGTGAGCTTGATGAGCTTCGGGATGCTTTACTGAGAAATCCGGACGCGAAATAAACAGCTCCTATTATGAGGAGGTTGATATTTTATGAAAACGAACATGTATTGTATCACATATAGCGAGATCGGAATCCAAGCTTTTGTTGTAGCTAGAAGTTCAGAGGAAGCTATCCAAAAACTTCGAAATGATGTAAGGAGTGGATTTGGAAGCAAATGTGAGATCGATATCAAATCGGTAGATATCATCCGATAAAAGTTTAGGAGGCTTAGAGAAATCTAGGTCTCCTATTCTTTTTGGCCTTGGCAGGATATTGATATTTTGAAAGGAGATTGAAATGCTAGCTACTTTCATAGGCCATGATGGAAGCATGGGTCTTAAGCATGGCAAGGTGTATGAGATTGAAGTTGCGCATAATATTTATGAGCCTCATCTGGTTCGTGTTATATGGCAGAGTCAAAATCGTCTGCATCGTTTCTTTAATAATTTAATTGTACCATATTATTATCATTGTCATTCTTGCTCATATACCAATATGAGAATGGTTAAAGAGAATTGGGCTTTATCCTATGAAGACTGGTATACTGCATTTTTATGGATTACGGACGGAGAAGGAGACCATAATGACAGTCACTGACCTATTAATCATCTACACAGATTGTACCAGAAAAACAATAGTCCATGTAGAAAGTTATGGATGTAACAATGACATATTCTGGTTTAAGAAAAATGGGTACAGCAGCTTTCTTCCTAAAGAAAATGTCGTGTACTTCGGAAGAGAATTTGATTACGAAAATAAAGATCCATGGTAGAAAGGAGACCAACTATGAAAATCATTGTGCCGGGTGATTTGGAAAAGGCTCGATTGAAAAATATATGCATTAAAATATTCGAATGCCCCGACTGCGGCTGTAAGTTTGAAGCTACCAGCGAGGAATATGTGTGTGGGCCTCAACTGGATTACGGGCCGTTTATGACTTGCCCATGCTGTGGGAAGAGGTATGTCGAGCCAATGAAGATAAAAATGAAAAAGACTATTTACACTGGCTAAGGAGGACGGCCATGTATATTCTACTATGGACTGTTGCTGAACGGTTCGGCCTTGAACTTGATCTACGTTATGACGATATAGCACAGCAGTGGAACATCAATCTTTATTATCCGGAATATCATCTACGTCAAGAGTTTTATATTTATGATGAAGCTAAGAATCTCGACTTGAATCTTGTGGCACATCAAGTTCTTGACATGATGAAAGATATGATCGAGGCTCCGCATAAACAAAAGATCGAAAAGCTAAACAATGAGATTGCTTTCTTGAAAGGAGAATAAATTATGTTTAATCCGTGTTTCCTGGCCAATCGCCCCGCTACATTAAAAACTGCAGATACTTACTATGAGGGTGGAAAATATTATCTAAAACTCGTTTATGAATACGAGGGTAATGATGGCACGCATCAGCTAATTTTCCCTAAAGTCAGTTTTCCTTTTCGGCAAGATCTTATTCCAGATATGCGTACGGGAATCTGCAATACTTCACTCTATCTAGTACCTTACGTTGACTCCGAACTCTTACTAACGGAAGTTACTGCTACTAACTATGATGGGGAAACGATTACCACCTCTTCTACATCAGTAGTAGACTGTCTTATCAAGAGAAAAGTGCATAAAATGACTATTGAAGAAATTGAAAAAGAGCTTGGCTATAAAGTCGAGATTGTAAGCAAGAAAGGAAAGTAAATATGCTCAAGAATAAAATTAGAAATGCTCTCGCACTCGTTGCTATCGCATCGATTATCGTCAGCGTATCTGGCTGCGCGATGTTTAAGAGCGAACTGAACAGCCTGAACGGTTCTATCACGGGTAATACATACGAATGCCAGTTTTACTCCAATGACGGAAATAAGTTCATGACGTTGACCGGTCAGAAGATTGATATTGGAGCAAATACAGTCAAAGAAAAAACATATAACGATGGTAGTTGGGGTTATACCGAAACTCTTTCTTCTGTGGTTACGATCACTGTTGATGGTCACCAGATGAGCAACTGTGGTTCTACGGTTTTGTTTATCGAGAAGGGACTTGAACCTGATGTTGACTTCCAAATTCAAGACATCGACAGTGAAGCATCTGGAGTCGGAGATAACACTATCATCGCAAATGCAGTCAATAAGTATAAGAACATGTTTGGCAAACCGGTCGTAGTTGTCATTCAGAGCCAGCTTGGCGATCCCATTTGCGCTTTCTCCGGCAATGATGTCTATTGGGAAGTATGTCAAGACATCCCGAAAACTACTAAACTCATGATTGATGGTCATGCACTTTATATTCACAGAGCAAACTTCCAATTGATCGATAAAGACCTTTTAGGTTAATGAAAGGATAAAATAACTAATGTACACCGATTACAATAACTTATGTTCAGAGGAATATCCGCAAGTTGTTGCCTGCAAATGCGGACGTACTATTCATCTGAAAGATTCAGAGGTTCCTTATTTGTACAACGACGTAACCTGCCCTGATTGTGGATACTCTTACGTTTTAATTCGTCCTGGTAAGCCTAAGAAAGTGGGAGGAGAATAAATCATGACTTACAGATTTACTATTGTTTACACAACTGCAAAAGGTATTATGTCTCAGATTAAGCTTAGAGAACACTCTAGAGAAAAAGCTCGTCGTAGATTCTATGAATTACATCCGGATTGCACAATTATCTCTATACAGTAAAGGAGTAAACTATATGATCGAGACTAATTTTGAACCTTATTGCGACAACTGTCCATATATGAGTATTACTGACAATGAACTTAGAACATGTGGATTTGACGGAAAAGCAGATGCTACGTATCATGTGATAACCTGTGCTCACTCTGATATTTGTAGACGGATTGCTGATAAAATTCGTAAGGGGGATAATGATTAATCATGTATGTAATCGAAGTGAGATATGCAAACGGTGAGACTGAATGGTTTAATAATATCGAAAAGTACACAGCAGTTTGTAATGGGTTGATATTTAAGTTATACCACGCAGACTCAGATCTTTGTACTATGATTCCCGTTAATCAGGTCATTCGCATTGGTAAGATAAAGGATCCAACATGAAAAATGCACCATGCATGAATTGTTCTGATCGTACTTCGACTTGTCATTCGACATGCGAAAAATATCTCAACTATAAACATGAACTAACACACGCTAGAGAAACTAAAAGAAAGTATTATCAGTCGTTATCTAAACGCCCGATCTATTTTAAAGGAGAATGATTATGAACTTCAATAGTTATCGTACACCTCGTAAAACTCCTCTTTTTGACCGTCCCTTTAAATACACTATGTATCTTCTCCTTATCGTAACATTGATATTTGTAGGCTCTATTGTTACTGCCTTTGGTAGTGACGAAGAAGAGTTTACAAAAGCCGAGCCTCGTAAACTTACAGACACGGAACCTATTACAATTGCTGATGTTGAGACTGACACTGAAGATTTATATTTTGATGTGTCTCTTGATCAGGACATTCAAAAATACATATTCGCGATGTGCTCAGAGTGTGACTCTTGCGACCTTGATCCAGCCATTGTAACCGCTATCATTTGGAAAGAGTCTGAATTCAACGCAGATGCCATAGGTGATAACGGCAACTCACTCGGTCTCATGCAGGTTCAGCCTCGTTGGCATTTCGAACGTATGGAGAAATTGAGTGCTACAGACTTATTGAATCCTTATCAGAATATCCGAGTGGGCATTGATTATCTCGTAGAATTATATTCTATTAATGATGACACCGAGTGGGTGCTGATGGCTTATAATGGCGGACCGACCTATGCTAATAATTTGTATAACGAAGGAGCGCTTAGCAAATACGCCATCGATATTCTTGACAAGGCCGATGAATTACGAAAAACCTCGCGATAAAAACACCTCCTATTATGAGAAGGAGATGATATTTATGACAGTTAAATTTACGAATGTAAAGACTGGCAAAGTGGTTGAGATTAACCTCTTTGATCAGGAGCAATACATGAAGTACATGACTGACAGTAATTATCTATTAACTGTATAAACTGAGGAGGAGATCTAGTGGAAAACCTGGGTCTCCTCTTCTTTTTTTTAATTTTACTAGAAGGGATTGATACTCTATGAGTCGCAAGGAGCCGTTAAAACGGTTCAAAGTTTATTGGTTTACTGGAGATTATTGGTCGACAGAAGGTGAAGAGCAGCGTTGTGATATTATCTCCGCTCATTCTGAGTTAGAAGCTGAGTACATCTTCAAGAGGAGTCATTCAGAACGCAGCTTTGGTTGGGCTGAGGAAATTAAGAAGAAGGAGGATAATTATGAGTAAGAATCCTTATAACCAGATCATTAAAAACAAGATGCGGTGCCTTAGTGATTTTGGAATCTGTGATGAGCGGGATAAGGAAATGAAAGCAAAACTCGAGCAGGCTATCTTAGATAAGCCTAGCAAAGATCCTCAGGAAGTTTTAGATTATTTCTGCAGACCAATGATTCAAGCTAAGATTAATAGCTGGGATGAGGAGGCGTAAGCTATATGACTAACGATCAGATTAATCAGATAATCCAGGGTGTTGGGCTTATGACTGAGATGTATACTATTACATATCAAAGCTTCAAGAAGCAAGGTCTCAGTGACAAGGAAGCTATTAAGCATACCAAAGCATTTATATCTGTAATGATGGATTCTATCGTAGGCAATGACGGCAAAAGTACTCAAC